AAAAAGCGCAGCGAATGATAATACCTCTAAAAAGCTAAGAAAGCTTTTACTCGGAAAGATTGTCACCGGAGAGACAATAACCGAGGATTGGATCAAGGAAAACAGCACCGAGATAATTCCAAAATCCGGCTCTTCTTTCGCTGGCGATATTCTCGGATTGTATTTCGCATGGAAGGTTGGCGCGGATCTGACGGATCGCTATATCTTGCGAATGGATGAAGATTTTTCAAAGTTCGCTGAGACTGCCGACATGGGATTCTTTGAGAAGTACAACCAATTCAATCTTTCATCCACTCCTTCCGATCTGAAACGTAAATTCGTCGGGATTTACGAAAACATTGGCATCCTGCCGTATGACGAGTCGGATATTTCGGCTCTGCAAGCTGTACGTGGTTTTCTTGCAGATAGATTCAGATTCAAGGCATAGCCTGTGATCGTTTGGCTGCACAATGTGCAGCCAAACCCTCTACTTCACCACCTGCCTATTGAATACAACCCTTGAGCCAGATGCGGATGCGGACGTAACACCCGCCGCTAGCGTAACAGTCGCGCCGGATACAGCGCTGACGGTGGTCCAGTGAGTATCGCGGTTGTCCATATTTATCCCTATGCGATCTCCAACGGCAACCCCTGTCGCTGACGCTACCGCCAGGCTTGTTCCTGCTGCCGAAAGCGCAGCAGTGCTGAGGGTATCAAGCGCAAATGTGCATACGTATAGACTGGCGCCCGTGCTCAATACGCAGGTGTAACCAACCGGTACGAAACCCTGCGTTGGGGCGGCGGTGACGACTGCCATATCCCGTCGCTTGGATTCCGCAGCGCCTTGGAATACGACGTTAGGCGGTACTGAGCAGTAAATAGCCAGGCTTCTTGCCAAAGATCCGGCTACTTGGCCGCTAGAAATTCTCGTACCGACACGGACGTACACTGCACCTGCAGTAAGCGCCGCTTGAACAATGGTGGCCCAATAGTTTGATGGTCCTACGCCCGTGCCAGTGCTCAAGAAATTGCCAGACGGAGTGGTAGCGCCGGGCGTCAGGGCCCAAGCCGTAGCGGCGTTTATGGGAACACCGTTCTTATCAAAAAACTCCATGTACGGCCGATATAGAACAGCGTCAGCCGGATCGTAATCAAGCCACGCCCAATAGAACTGCATATTCCGTTCGATTCGGATTTTGTCCGACATGAGGACTGGGGCATTGCCGGCGGTACCACCCACCCTTTGCAGCAGTGGCAATCTAGCGGGAAGGTCTGCAGAGTTGTTTGTTATTGGATCGTTGATCGATGCATAGGCAATACAGCTGATGTTGTGACGTAAACTGAAGTCATCAGCAACTACGTTGCAAGTACCGGCATCGGTCACGGTGCCGTTGATAAGCCCTGGTTCTCGATCGTCAATGGTTCCATCCCAGGTTTTTTGAAGCCAGCAATTCGCAGACTGAGCACCGAAAATAACTGTCGTTGGACCTGCCTCAAACCTCGCGCCAAGAACATAGTTGTGGAATCCCGTGTCCATGCGAATGGTGCACGGCCCCTCCCACGTACCGGCGTGAAACTTGTTGTGGTTGTGCGTGTAAGATCCCGTGATCAGCAGACCCATGCACCTGTTGATGAAAAACTGGTTTTCATTAATCCATTGAACGCTGCCGCCAGCGCCCGAGTTAGCCGGGCCGGAGGCGTTGAGCGGGTCAGTGCTTAGCTCAAGCTGAGTGATGTGGCCTAGCTGAAATGTGCTGTAAGCGATGCTGTAGCTTCTGCTCGTATCTGGGGCGGTAGTGCTAGCGAACAACTGCAGATAATGCGTTCGCCCGACGTGTATACGTTGTCCTTTCGCGCCCATTACGCGGATTGATGGGACGGTCAGGCTTTCGTCGACCCTGAAAACCTTGCCGACCTCCTGTCGAGGGTTCCAGCTTTGAGAAGCGTCGCCACCCAGGATCAGGCCAATTTTGTCGCTCGTATCAAGAAAGAATGTTGCTTCGGCGGCGTCGAGAGGTACGTTCCTGAAATTAACTGGTAGGTAAAGTCGATACGTCCCGGATACCTTCAGGCCTTTGCCCTGCGCCAGCGCGGCAGCGGCTGCGGCATTCATTGCGGCGGACTGATCCGAGCTTGCACCAGGCACAGCTCCGTAATCCCGAGCGTCAATCCAGTAGTCGATTTTGGCCTGAGCCCGGGCGATGCTCTCTGTCAGTGCGGAGGGTAGCCAGGCGGAATCGAGCTTTCCAGAGGTGTCAGCGCGCGGAATCCCGCTCGGAGACGGCGCGACAGTGATGCTCTCCTCCAGCAGAGCGATGGCTTCAAGGCTGTCGTTGGCGCTCCAGCCTTCGGATTTGTAGAGATATTCGGTCTGTTGCTCGGTGTTGAAGTAGCGATCACCTTCCTGCAGCGGCAGACCGTCATCGCGAGTTACTGGGGATTCTGCTGCTGGCTGAAGAAAGCCAGCCGTGCGCGAGGTAGCGATATCAGCAGCATCCTCTGCTGCCTGTGCGGCCTCGTTTGATGCGGTCAGGGCCTGCTCAATTGCCTGAGACGACATGGCAGTTTTGCCGGTGTTGACGGCGGCGCCTGCCTGATTCTTCCAGACGGTGTAGATCGTGTCGGCGTCGGAGGACTGCACAAGGAAGATGCCACCGTCAGCGGTCGCAGCCAAGCCTGCGGCCGCGGTCTGATAGATGGTGGTTGCGATGCTGATTTTTTCGGCGGCATCCGACTGAATTTCAAGGATCACCTGTTTCAGGTTCTGGATGCTTCCCGAATCAGTGGGAATGCCGCCTTCATTTGCGGCGTCATTGGCAAACCGATACACGATATTGCTGCCCACTTCCGCACGGACAGTCGCGATTTCGAGACGCTGAGTCTGGTCAGCCATGTGATTTCCTTGGGGCGAATTTGATGAGCGCGACCGGGAGCGGCCGACGGATTGAGTTATGAAAGCCAGTTGCTGGAGAAGAAGTCGCCGCCGCCCGAAATGAGCATGTCGGCTACGGCGTCGAAGATCGTGTCGATCTGGTCGTCGTGGTCGTGGGTGTCGTCAGCGGTAAACGCGGATGCTTCGGTGAGGAACGTCGGCACCCAATCCGTGGGGGCAATGGCAACGCCTCGGTGATCCTTCACCTGGTCGATCTTGTTGCCGTGCTCGTCATAGATGGCGGGAACGAAGACCCGACCAGACTTGAACCACGGCACGGCATCCATGCAGCGCACGACTTTGTTGCTGGCGGGGCCGCGCGGCTGTGGCTGGATCTGGATCGAGCCCTTTTTGCTGATCGTCTGAATCAGGCCGGTACCGCTCGATTTGTCCTCGACCCGCATATAGCGAAGGGTTGCCGGTCGGAAGTTGTCCCAAGGCTGCCAGCGCTGCCAGACCTTGAGCGCTTCGGTCTCCAGATCACCGGCATCCCATTTGCCGCGAACAATCTCGATGATGTACAGGTTGCCGTCTATGCCCAGACCGCAGTGACTGAACACCGAGAAGTCGTGTTGCTCATCGGTCTTCTGGGCTGTGTCGACATACACGCCGCGCCAAACAAGGAACGGCAGCTGCTCGTAGGTCGGGAACCAGTCGGCATCGATCATGCCGCCAGTCAGGGCGATAGGTGACTGCTGATACTGACTGACCAGAGTGTAAGCATCCCGGTCCCACAGGGCCATCAGGTCAAAGACCGACTCCTTGGCAGGCCAGTAGGACCAATACTCGACACCGCCCCGGACGACTGAGGGCCCGCTGAACACGTCGCGCTCGGCGTGCTCCCGGATCTCGCGCGGTAGGCTTTCGATATATTCGCGCGTCACCAAGGCTGGAACCTTGATGTGCGAGAAATCGAGGCCCATGCCGCCGGCGAGCAAAAATCCCGACACGTCGTCGGTGTGCAGGCGCTGCTGAGTGCAGATCACCGGGGTGTCAGGTGATGCCCGCCGACTGCGTAGGGTGTTGACCACGATCCGCTGGGCTTTGGCCCGCATGGTCGCGCTGAATGCGCTGTCGGCCTTTTCTGGGTCATCGAGGTTGATGAACCCGCTGAAGCCTTCGGAGATGTAGCCGCCCCGGACGCCAGTGATCTGCCCGCCAGTTGAGCGACTGAAGATCTGGTGCTTGTTGCGCCCGTTGTCGTCGGTGACGATCCAGTTCGCAACGTCAGCTTTCCCCAGAGAGCAGGGCCAGAGCTCCTGATATTCCGAACTGGTGATGATCGACTTGATGCGGTTGGAGTTTTCTTCGACCAGCGATTTCGAGTAGGAAACGCTCAGATTGCGCGTCCGGTCGAACTTCGTCATCACGTATGCCGGCAGGTGTATCGACCAGTATTCGGTCTTGGTGCCACCTGGCGGCATGTTGAAGACGACGTTCTTAAGCTTGCCCTGCAGGACCTGCTGGGCGGTGTAATCCATGTAGCGGTGGTGCCAGTTGCAAAGGAACTTCATCCCCTGATTGATCTGGAAAAAGACGCGCATGAACGCGAGCGGGGAATGCTCGCTGATCATTTTGGATGCTTCTTTTTCCTCCCGACTCATTGTTTCCCAGTCGAGAAGCGCGGTCATAGGCGATCGAGAACAGATTCGAGGGTTTTCTTGTCCACCGTAACCTGAGACTTGGTTTCGATGGCGCCGCCATTCTTGCCGGTCAGCTCAACTATTTTCTTGTCCAGGCCCAGCAGCTTGGCCTTACCCATGGTCGCTCCTACGGCGGCGGCAGCTTGTGGCGTCTCTGCCGATAAAGCTGCCTTGCGGGCCTCTTCCAGTTCAAGCAGGAGAGTGTCAACGGTGATCTGATGGCGATCCATCACGCGCTCGCGCAACTCTGCCAACCGCTCCTGTACCTGAGGCAGTTGAAGGACGTTGTACCCTTCGCGACCAATCGTGGCCGTGGCCATGTTGGCGGTGCTGTAGGCGATGCGGTATGACTCGGCAGCATTCGCGGTTTCAACGTAGGCAAGGCAGAATTTCTCCATCTTGTCGCTGAATTTACGTTTGCGCTTCATTTCCATGTCACACCTGCGGGCTTACCAGCTTCCACTTGTACCCGACCCACTTGGGGGTCTTGTTCGCTGTGAAAATTGGAGGTTTGATTTCAGTTGTACCGGCTGGCAGCAGCCAGTTCCCGGGGACCATCGGGTCAGCATCGGCCAGCGTCTCGCCCATGTACCAACCCTGCTCGTCGTACTGGTAAACGGTTTTCTGAGTCATAAGTAGCGGATCCATCTGACCTGCGTCAGGTTGACAGGGCGTGCTTCCGTACCGCCATTGGAGCCGATGCTCACGGTGTGGGTATGGGCGCCGGCCGAGTTGGTTGCAATGGTCTGCTTGCCGTCCGTGATCTGGTCGCCGAGCACCGCGTTGTCTGCCGGGGTTGGCGCAACCTTCTCGCGAGCGAACTCGGTGGTGTGGGTGTGAGCGCCAGCAGAACTGGTAGATGCGCTGTGTGTGTGCGCCAGGTTCTGACTGGCCTGGGGTGTGTTGTTGAGCGCTCGTCCGGTATCGACCCCGCGCCCGTCATCAAGCATGCGTGGGAACATGCCGCGCCAATCGGGAAGCCTGAACTGGGTGCTCAGCTCGCCGCCGGTGTTGTAGTCGGTGGCGATCTTGGCGAATAGCTTCGGGTATGCCGATCGGAGCAACAACGCGCCGTTGCATTTCAGCCAGCCCGAGTCAGGCGAGCCGTTGTGGGCGACGTCCTTATACTCACCAACGGTGAAACTGGAATACAGGCTTGCGCCGATCAGACGCCAGTACGCAGTGCTGCTGGGAGGTGAATTACCGACATTGCCGTCTGCGATCGACTCGTAATAGAGAGCGTCTTCTGCAAGGCAAGGTGCCCCGATGGAGTAAACCGCCTCGTTATGCCAGGTCATCACGCCATGGCGCTCGATGTCCTGCAGCGCTGAATCGACCCGGTTGTGCCAATAATTCTCCTGTCCGGCAGGAGGTGCGTCCTTGTCCTGGCCGCCTTCCCAGCCGGTGCCGATCCTGAGGTCACCGGGGTTCTGAAAGACCGTCGAAGCATTCTGAGTCTCAACGTCTTCTGCCCAGCGCTTGTTAAAGGCTTGTCTTGCCATCAGGACACATCTCCGGGCAGTGTGAAGTTTGAAAAGTTGTAGATGCGGTCAGAGGCGTGCTCGATCGCGGCAATGTTTGTCGGCAGGATGAATATCTGGCCGATGCGCGTACCTTGCGGGCGAGGGATGATGTCGAAGTTGTCGAGCAGGTACTGCGTGGTGTTGTCGAGCTCTGAGGCGATTCCGATGTCGAATGACTTGTCGCCGTTGCTTGCGAGCGCGGTCACCTTGACGCCGATGACGATTTCGAGAAGCTGGATGATGCTGTCGCTGGTACCGTCGCTGACGTTACGTGCGATCTTGGCCTTGATCAGTTTCCGGTACAGGTCATTGTTGAGCGGCGCGTCGACCGCGGCACCATCACCGATGTAAGGAGCGACGTTGTAGTTGGTGTAGCTGTCGTTCCCTGCGTAGCCGAAGACGTCATATGCTGCCCCGCGAAGGATCGGCCGAGGGATTCCCACGATACGACCGATCACGTCCAGCTGTTCGCCGGTTACCGTGTCAACGTCATAACTGCCGTAGATCTGATCGATAGCGGGTTCCAGGCTATCGTTGGCGACCTGAGGTAGATGCGTCAGCCACTTCAGCATGAGTGGCTTTCCGCGATACTGGTTGATGATCCGCTTCTTCGCCCGCTCTACGTGGTCCATGTTCATAGCGTCACCGTAACGTCGATGTTGTCAGGATCGAAGGTGGCCATCTGCGCGATGCCAGGCTGGATAGGAGTCAAGCCTTGGCTCTCGGCGCTGGTCCCAATAGTCAGACTGATGATGTAGCTGTCGCCGTACTGCCCGAGGATCTTGTTCACCGGGGTGTACAGCCTGCCCACCGGAACAAGCTCCCCGATGTCATAGCCGCCCTGGTTGAAGCCGGATACCGACTCGCCCGAAAACAGAGTTTTGGTCGAATCCTCGATGATGGCCTTCTTCAGACGATCATCGATGTCACTGGGAAGATTGCCGACCTTCTTGATGTTCAAGGCCACATACACCGGAAGCCCGACCGCGCGCTGAAAGGTCATTGTTTCAACGTTGCCGGTAGTGGCCGAGGTGACCTGGACCTTCACGCCAGTGGCGCCAGGCGGGTCCACCCATGTGTCGGTCTTGGTGCTGTAGCGCGGGTACATGGGCGTGCCTGGGTTGTATTTCGCGTACATCGCCTTGCCGATGTCGGCATCAGATCCGCCGTTCACAATTACCGCGATGGCCGTGTACGGAATCCCGTCCGGATCCGTCGGAGAATCACTGTTGTTCTCCAGAATCTTGACGTCGGTTACCCCTGACACGTTGGCGATGCTGGCCAGCATGTTGTCTTTCATGTTGCTGCCAGCCAATGCTACCGAGTTATTCCGGCGCGCCCTGAACTCAACGTCGGACTCTGCCGCCTCACCAGGTGTGGCCTCGCCGTTGGTAACAGAAGACCAACCTGGGTAAGGAGTGCCAATGATGCTCAGTTCACCAGCCCCAGCCAGAACCCGGCCAGAGGTCGAACAGGTCGCGAATCCCGTCGCGCTCTGGCTGATGCCGATAACGATGGCTGAGGTTGTCAGCCACAGCGTGTTGTCGATCTTGCTGCGGATCTGCGAAAGAGCTGGCAAGACCGTCCCGGCAGGGCCTGTGATGGTGATAGGCGCGACCGAGTAGGTAGCGGCGCGAATCTGCACGCCTGAGATTTTCCCGATGTCGCGCAGCGCCTCGCCCGTCGCGCTGTCCGGATCCTTGCTGCGGTAGGCCGCAACCACGCCCTCGTCCAGGTTCGCCATCAGTTCGGCCTCAATGCCGACCAGCTCCCCATCCGGCGAGTCAGGATCAAGGTTCCAATCCGGATCGATGGCCAGCAGCTTTTGTTTGAGGGCCGCCAGGTAATCGTTGAGCGATTCGCCAGTGATGCCTTGATCTGTGATTTCAGCCATTAAACGATCGCCTGCACGTAGTTGATGTCTGCGCTGTCGCCATTCGAGCTGACGATCGTCGCGCTCACTGTGAGTTCGCGGGTTGCAGGGTCCGAGGTAACGCTGAAGGCAGTCATGCCGGCGCAGCCCGGGGCAAGGAGAATCCGACGACGGATGACCGCTTCGCGTGACGCGAGTCGGGACCCCTTGCCCAAGACGCTGCCGAACCAGTCGGTGCCGTCCGAGGTATCAAGAAACCACTCTCCAAGGAAAAATTTGAGCCGCGTGCGCACGTTTTGGGCGACCTCTTCAGCGGTGTAGCCAGTGATCAGCTTGTTTTGACCCAAGGCCAGATCGCCGTCTGCGTCGAGTTTTCTGACTGTCATGGATTCACTGGCCCTGATGTGCCGTTTCCGGACTGCACGCCGATGTGGGCATGCTCGAAACCGATGCTCACGTCATGGTTGGTGATCGTGGCTTCGGTGGTGACCGCCTGCTCGAAGTTCACTGGCTTCTCGAAGTTGGTCAGGCACTTCACGGTGAGCGAAACCCCGTCGACCTCAAGTGTCTTGTCGTCGTGAATCCAGAAGTAGGCCGTTCCGTCCAGGCTGCGCAGGCGTATACCGTCATTCGCGAATGCGGTGATGGCATTGGGCTTGGAGCGCACGCCCGGGATGAAATAGGCGTCGTTGATCGAGAATCGACGCGGCTCCGATTTCACTGCTACGCCGCCTTGATCGACCCAGGAGTCGATGCACTCCTGCGAGAAGAGCAGCGTCCCTTCAGTTCCAGAAGCAACGCGGCATTCAAGCGTCCCACCAGCAGCACCCCAGAACTGCACCGGCACATGAATGATCGGCCGGCGCTCCGTTGTTGCGCCTTGGCGGTCCTCCAGCATCAGCCCGATCTGGACTTCGGCCAACTGGCTCACAGGATCAAAGCTGAGAACGTGGCCGGGGATGCTGGTGCGCACGTTGTCCTTCAGGTACTCGCCGAAGATCTCCCGCAGCATCTTTGAGAACTGCGCCTGCGTGCGCGACGAAAGCGGATCGTTCATCGAGTAGCCCTATCGGATATCCCTGACTGAGCGGCCGCGCTGAGGCGCAGACAGCTGATATGTGTTTCCCATGGGTCGCCGTGGGAGTCGCCCAGGTAGGCCAGAGAGTTGACCTTGTAGAAGCCCTCGCCGATGGTGCGCGGGACCTCGTAGAAATACGCCCCGGAGAACTCGAACTGAGGCGCCATCGACTCCAGCTTGATGGTGCTGCCGAGCTTCAGCGCTGGGTTGAGCACCGAGCGGATGCCGATTTCGGTATCTGTCACCACTGGGGAGCCGATCATTCCCGTCGCTGAGCTGATCGTGTAAACCTGATTCGGCATGGCGAAGCCGCGTTTGATGATCTTGATCGCGCCATTTTCGACCATCCAATCAAACTGGAATGTCTCTGCCAGTTCATTCATGCATGCGGTGGGGCTGCCTTGGAGCACCGTGCCGCGCGACCGCCGATTGAGCCCGGAGAAGTCGCCGTAGAACCTGATTTCTGCATTGAACGGCTCGGCGCACGCCTCGATGATCTGAACCGGATCTGTCTCGGCGGAAAGCGTCAGGTTGATGATGTTCTGGTCCCGCTCCTTGGCGGAGGACTTGCAGAAGAACCGAACGCCACGAGTAGAGCCGCCATCCTCCAGCACGCGCTGGGCATTGGTGATCTGCCCGGTGAAGATGTTGCCGAAGAGGCCGGCGAATCCTGCGTCGAACGAAATGTACTGGTATTTCTTTGAAATCCCATCGCCGAGCATCTGACGCGTGTTGTAGTCCGACACGTTGTAGATGGTGATCTCGGCAACGCTGAAGGCGCCGCCCGCGAAGTGGGTTATCTGGAACGTGACGCGAAGCCCGTCGCCAGTGGCATCCATCTCGTAAGCGAGCGATCCGGTTTCACGCCCGACCTTCAGCCGGTACCGGCGCATGTAGATTTCGTCAGCCATCGGACCACACCAGCATGTTCGTGATGCCAAGGTTGGCGGGTGTCGGCTGCTCGCCCTCCAGCACCAAGGACCCGTACTCAGTATCCGAAGGCGGGTACAGGCCGGCGAGTAGATCGACGTTTGGTAGCAAGTAGCGGCCAGCCGTGAGCAGGGCCCCCAGCGGCGTCATGATGTTCACGCGAAACACGTTTAGCCGGACCATCCACTGAAGCTCAATGGTGAGCGTGTTCTCTCCCAGCGCGGCGCTGAAGGTTTGTGCAGGAAGGGCCTGAACCTCGACTTTGTACCGGCTCATGCAATGACCTCCACGGACGCGGAGCCGGTCGTAACCATTGGCGCGCCCTGAGTGGCGATAGGATCGTTCTGGGCCAACTGATCAGCAGAGGTGACGCCTTGGCCGACCTGAGAGCTGATGCGCCTGATCTCTTGAAGCTCGGCGATGAATATCAGGCCGTCTTCGTCTTCCGGGCGTGTCCTCTGATCAAGCCGAATGATGACCATCTCGGGCATGGTCTCGTATTCGGTCACCAGTTCGATGGGCGCGCGCGACTTGAGTAAGGCCGATAGCGCGCGCCAGGTGGTGGCCGAGCGTGTCTCGTCGCTGCCCGCAAGCAGATAGGCCGATACCGCACTGATTGCCGCGCCAGCTACGCCGCCAACGGCCGAAGCGACTGCTCCAGCACCCATCATCCCGATGTCGTCAAGGCCAATCCCTAGCGGGGTGTTGGACACGGCACCGGTCAGCAGATAGCGATCAGGAAGCAGAATGGCGTGATCGTTGACGTTTGCCCCGAACTCTACCGGAAACTGCGTCAGCTGAATCGCCTTGCTGGTGACGCCCTCAAGCTTGGCATCGAACTCGATCAGCCCCAGAGCAGGCAGCGTTTTCGAAAAGATGCTCATAACGCCGCTCATGACGCTCATCGTTCTGGGCTCCTGAAATCTTCCATCGTCGACTCAGTGAGTCCGCTCAGCTGCTCGTTGTAGAGCTGCTTGACCTTTTCCGTGTCGGCACCGTGGATGTGGAACTGGCGGTTGTCGTTGTAGGCAGGGGTTGCCGCGGCTGGCATCGCCTGCTGACTCGGGGCCTCTGCGGCCTTGGCCGGGGGCTGCACGACCGCGTCCACTGAGTACTCCCGCGGGGGTTTGCGGTAGGAGTCGAGCCACGACTTGGTCTGATCTAGAAAGCCTTCCTGCGGCTGCTCTGGCTTGCCGTAGCCGGCGCGGAGCTTGGTCAGTTGCTCGTCGGTGACTTCTGGAGCCGTTGAAGCAGTCGGTGAAGAGCCCCCGTAGGACTCAGCAATTCTGCCGCGCTCATCGGCCTCACCCTCTCTATCGGCAGGTCGTATAACGTATTTTGAGTAAGCAGCTGCCGCCTCGTAAGCGTTTTGAGAGCTCTGAACCTTTTTCCAGTTTTCTCTCTCTTTGCCTTTTGTGGCCTCGTATATGGCGAAATCAGCCTGATCTTTTATGCTTGATCCGCGGATTTCCTTCCCGGAAAACTTCGCAAAATCTGACTGCCTGTCAGGGTGCCACTGAAGTAATCCGTAGGCATTCCCACCATCGCCGACGGCATCTGCACGGAATCCGCTTTCCTTTTGCATGTTGGCAGTCATGCCTTTTGCAAGAGTTTCGGACACACCTTTGGATCGCAAGTAGTCGATCATGGGCCCGGCTGCCTGAGCGCCGCCCTGATTCATACGGTTTTTCAGGAGCTCTTCATCTTCACCCTCATTCAACTTGCTTGAGTAGAAGAGCGCAGCGAGAGGAATTCCCGCCCTTGCTATCAATGGGATTCCCCCAGGTCCATTAGTTGGCACCGGGGTCGCGGGGGGTGCAGTTTTCTGCAAGCCCAAAAGAGACTTCAGGGCTGCGAGTCCTTTCAGCGCGCTGGCACCTCCAAGAAGCGCCATTGCAGCCGCAGCCAGTTCAATATTGTCGGCAACGCCTCCGAAGAATTCCTTAAGCCCCGAGTCGACCAGGTCTTTATTGGCTCGGTAGAAGGAAACAAATTCCTCAGCCATTTCCGTAAGTGCCGGGGTCAGTTCGCCGCCGATGGTATTTCCCATATCGGTAAAGACCAGGTTCAGGTCGCTGTTTGCCTTGGTCAGACGAGCCGCGTCTTCTACTTGTTTGTCGGTCATGATTCCGAGCTTGTTACGCACATCCAGCTGTTTTTCGAGCTCTGCACGGCCCTTGATGAGCACATTTATCTCGCCGTCGCTGAACCCCATAGCTTGACCAGCCAAGCGCTTCTGGAGCAGCGGGAGCTTCTCCATTTCGCCCGCGATGTTTGCGAGCGCCTCTTCAGTGCTCTTCGCCTTAATGATTACGTCAGGATCAATCCCGTATTTTGCAGCGTCTGCAGCCCACTCGATTTTTCCGGTAATCGGCGATCGCATTAACTCCTGAACCTTCTGAAAGGTCCCAAGCGCGTCAGAAGCATTGCCGCCCATCGCGGCGAGGGCCTGCCCGAAGCTTTGAACCTTTTGCGTGCTCAGGCCGGTCAGCCTGTGGAAGTTTTCCATCTGCGTGCCGACGTCTTTGAAGTCGCCAACTACTTTGTCAATTGCGAGTTTGCTGGCTAATACGGCGCCGAACTGAAGGGCAGACTTCGTCAAACCGCCGAATGCCGCGTCAGCCTTCTGAAAAGATTTTTCGTCTACTTTTATGCCTAGGGCAATCAGGAAACTTTCTAGAACTCGCACGCGAGATACCCCATAATGGCTTCCTCAGCACTCGACGCGAAGAGGGATGCATGGAACTGATAAGCAGAAAAGAGGCACTGTCACGCGGCCTTTCGATGTACTTCACCGGCAAGCCCTGCGCTCGGGGAGGCATTGCTGAGCGACGAGTTAACGGCAGGGCGTGTTCATGCTCGGCTTGCCAGCAACTACGCTCCGACAATGCGCTTGCGAAGTACAAGGAGGATCCTTCAGCAGCCATCGCTCGGGTACGCGACTACCAGCGGAGAAATCCGGAGCAGGTCAAAGCGCGAGCCAGGGAATGGCAAAAATCAAACGTCGAGCACAGAGCCAATCTCAAGTCGGCTTGGTATAGAGAGAACCGGGCTCACGAACTTCAGCAGGCAAAGGATCGCTACCTTCAAAACAGAGATGAAATCCTTCAGAACAAAGCCGAGCACGATCTTCAGGTCCGGAAGCTGCTCTCGGAAAAGCAGAGAGAGTGGAGAAGGAAAAACCCCCACGTAATGCTTCACCACGCCAGCAGAAGGAAAAGCGCGGAGCTTGAACGCGTGCCTCGTTGGTTTGGCGAACTGGATGCCTTTGTCATCACAGAGGCAAAGCACCTATGCAAGCTGCGGAGCCAGCATGTCGGTGGCCGCTGGGTTGTTGACCACTGCATACCTCTTCTCGGTAAGGACGCTTCAGGCCTCCACTGCTGGAACAACGTCCAGGTGATTCCTAACAATATCAACTCGAAGAAGCACAACAGGCTGATGTTCACAGAGCCGTTCGAGTGGATGTCCTTGCTGGCTCAGCCCTAAGGCCCAGCGATGGGCTATTTGGGACGATTGGCTTCAGCCAGATGGCGGGCGTACAGCATTTCATCCATGGCGAGATTGGCCCGCCTCACCCACCCGAGTGAGTAGGTCCCGTCCTGCAAGTCCTTGTAGGTGCAAAGCGGCGGGCAGAGACCGGGAATCCCTATGCAGGGGCGCCAGAGTTCCCAGTCGATTGCGGGGTTGAGTCGTTCTCCTGACTCTGATCCACCGCCTCGGCTGAATCGGTAGATTTCTGGAAGAGGGTCAGGAGTCCGGTAAAATCCTCGAACGCATTCCCCAGCGCCAGAACGACCAGGGTGAAGTAGGTCTTCAAGCGTCCGGAGAAGTCATTCAGCGTCAGCGGCGTGGTCTCGCCTTGCTTGAAGAGCTTGTCCAGCATGCTGTCGCAGATGAAGTTGAAGTCATCTTCGGGGACGCGCGAAAGCATGGTGCCGACGATGCTGCCAGCAATGGCGATCGAGGACGCGCCGCCGACCTCAGCCAGCGCCAGGCCACGAATCATCGGCTCGACTCCGTACTTACCCAGGCGAAACAGCACGGCGCGCTGCTTCTCGGCGCTGGGCATGGCGAAGCGGTAAGTCACACCCTCGAACGTAATGGTCCGAATCATGGACTCAGCGGCATTCATACAATCACGCCTTTGTTGAATTCCATGACGAAGGTGGCGTCGTTCATGCCTGGGCCGCCGCGCGCCATGGACTTGCCGCGAGTCGCCACACCCTCACTGAACACCGCACCTTCAAGACCGGCAATTGAGGCGTAGGATCCCGAGATTTCTGCCTTTGCTGTGATCTGCGCTTGAAGTGCCAAAGCCTGAGGACTGCCCGGCATGAGGTTGACCGTCAGGCGCAGGCCTGGGTTTTTCCGATGGAAGCGCACGGCATTACCGCCGAGGCCGCGCGACAGGTTCGCCTGATCATCGATCGGTTCGACGGTGAACGGCGGATCTGTACGACCCCAGTCGTCCAGCACGCCTACGCCAGTGATGACCACAATCGTGTTTTCTACTGAGAGATCGCTCAAGGCCATGCTCTATTGCTCCTTAATCAACTTGAACCGTGACATCGACGGTATGGATGGCACCGGCCCGGAACAGGCGCATGGTGATGGGGGCGGCGGCGCGGGCAGAACGCTCGGCATCGCTGATGTCGAGGATGTCGCTCGCCACGGTCAGGACCTCGTAACCCCGGCTCAGCACTTCCTCACCAGTCTCATCACTGGTGTAGGTCTGCGCGCCGAGATAACCATTGTCGATGAACTTCTCGCCGATCTGGGCGGCAGCATCGATCAGGATCTGCTGACCCTCAGGGGTTTGCTTGGCCTTGGTCGGAATCGTCGCAAGTGCGTTGTACAGGCCGACAGTAAGGAAGTTGACGAATGCGTCCAGGTTGAACACATCGTCAATGAACTCACCGAACGTCGAAGTCGACTTCGAGTTGATGACGCGGCCGTTGTCTACTTCGCCACCGGTCTCCACCTTGGTGTAGAACACGGCGCCTTTCTGCTTCATCGCTGCGTATGCAGTCTTGGTCAGGTCTTCGGCGTCGATGCCTGGCAGTTTCTTGAATTCACCGGTGATGGTGGTGTTAGCCGCGTTGAAGTTCACGCGACTAAATACAGCGGCCAGTTCAAAGCCCGCGTAGGCGGCAGTTGCGTGGCTTAGCACGAACATGCGGCGTGAACCCTGCGTCACCGCCTTGCTGACGATGTCGGTCGACAGCGATGGATCACGCACCGCTGCCTGGCTGGTGGTGTAGGCGTAGAACTTGCCAGCAGCATCGCCGGCGCTCGCCAAGGCCAGCACATCAGCATCGTTCGCGCGAATGGCTGTTTCGAACTCGAACCAGTAGAACCAGATGCCCTTGTTGATCGCGTCGTTCATCGACTCGACAGGCGTGTCGTCCTCGAGGCGCAGATAGATGCGCAGCGACTTCGGCTTAGGAATGGCAGAGAACCAAGCCAACGCCGCCTTGTATGGGTCGGACGCTATGTCGAAATCCTTGGCTACTGCGGACGGGCTACCGTAGTCGCGATAGCTGCCCTCCGCAAAGGTCGCATCGCTGGACGAGTCGAAATCAGCGAAGACCATGCCCGCGCCGAAGTTGGCAGTGCCGAGCCCGGCTGAACTGATCAGCGTGGTGATGTTGATGATGTCTTCAGCCGGATAAGCCATTTACTTCCCCTTGCGCGATCGCGCCAGATTGTTCGGTTTGCACGTTGAAACCGACGCGATAGATCCGCTGCACGCGGTCTTCTGCGATGGATTCGCCGTAGAGGTAGAGGGTGAGCTGGGCTCGTTCTTCCATGGCCGCCTGATACAGGCCGGTCAGGTTGTTCACCGCTGACACGCGCGACCACCCGAGCTTGTCGCGGCGCATGATGTTCTTGATGGGCTCACGCTTGTTTGCCTCGTTGATTGAGGCTGCGTAGGCCATGGCGCCCGTGCGGTAGAAGCTCAGGCTGAAGCCCAGCGTGAACTGCGTAGCGACCCGAACGATGACGTCCTCGTATTGAGGGTTGTCCAGTGCTGGAACGTTGCGCTGAGTGACGTTGGCTTGACCGAACTGCGCAGGGTCTTGCAGGCGAACCGCACAATACGGCCCAGCCGGAGAAGGGCCGCCCGGATCGCCGATGATGACGTGATCAGCAGGAAGGCCGGTCGCCGCGACAACGATTCGGCAGACCGTCTTGCACAACGCTTTGGTATCAAGCATTGGCCTGGCCCTCCAGCTTGGCGATTTCTTCCGGGTCCAGCTTGGCAATCACGGCCCGGCAGAAGTTGTGCCACGGCCTGAAATCTGTCGCGATGGACTTCCACCAGGTGGCTGGTTTATCAGGCGTCTCGGCGAACACCAGGATGTCGGCGAGCTTTCCTGCGGTTGAGGGTTCGATACCTTTGCCGTCATTGCGATGGATGACACGCACGTCGTTGATGCGCTCGGCGCCGATCTGCAGGAATTCAATTTCCTTGTCACTGACCGGCTGCACGTTCGCGTCGAAGGTGTCGAAGTAGACCAGGGTCAGCTTTTGCTCGAAGTCCACTACCGCGCTGGCGTATCGATTGAGTTGCACGCCCTTGTGGGTGATGAAAGGGCCGCTGACGTGGCCGCGCATGTTCAGGCCCATCAGATTCCCTCTTCGATAGGGTCGCTGCCGTTGTCGAGGACGTAGCGAATCGAGCCGAGCAGGCCAGCGTTGCCGGTGTCGATAAGAGGATTGTCAGCCCCTTTTTTGGCAATGGTCGACGGAGCGTTTGCTGGGGTGCGAAGGTCGATGATTTCTTTCTTGACGTGATCCTGGGCGAGGTTGCCCATCTTGTTCAGCAGCATGAGCATGGTCATGTCACCGCTGAGCACTTTGGGGATCATGATTTGCGCGAGGCGCCGGTACTGCGGCGCACCCTTGTCGATGGCCGGAGCGAGAAACTGTCGCGCTGGGATATGTCCATCGGCAGAGCCGAAATTGTTCACCGCTGCGATGGTGGCAATGTTATTGCCATCCTCGTAAGTGCCTGCGCCTTTGGGCACACCGACCAGGATTCGAGTGTCGTCCTTCAGTCGTTGCGCAAGATCCTTCAGGGCCTGCTCAACCTGCTGCTTGCCGATGAGGCTTACGGTGGGGGCGATCATACGCAGATAGCCCCCATGCCAGCCCGGTTGACCAGGTGCAGGAACTCAAGGCCATATGGAGTGAGTGCCAGTGCTGCCTCCCACGCCGTCAGCGAGGCGTTCGCAGCAGGAACCGCATAGGACACAGATTCGTCTCTCACGCTCTTGCTGGACACTGCGTAGGGTGTTGAAGCGCTACCGTCCGCAGAGGTTGCATCGGAGGTTGCTGCTCTCCACGTCAGGTAGTGAGCCGTGAGGGCGAACCATCCGCGCTGCAAGAACGAATACGGCTGGTACAGGCCCCAGCGGCAGGCGCCTAGCTCACTTTTGGCGATGTTCAGCGCCTTGGTGATCTTGCCGTCCGACCACTTGGCCGGGTCTGCGAACTCTTCGTAGAACTCGCGGAAGTCCGCGACGATCTGCGGCGTCACATCAACATTGATTTCTGCCACGTCGCGCACCTCTGAAATGAATAAGCCCCGCACTTGGCGGGGCTTCTGTGTAGCGGGTCAGCCTTACTTCTTGGCGAGCGCCGCCTTCAGGTCCGTCTCCAGCTTCTGGGAACGAGCCTGTTCTTCGGTCAGCTTGTCCTGCGCTGTCTTGAGCTGGCCCGGCAGGTCCTTCAGGTCCGTCTCCAGCTTCTGGCGGCTGGACTGCTCATTGAACAGGTCCTCCTTCAGCTTGGCGTTCTCGGCGCGCAGTTCGTCGAGCTGGACATTGCTCTCAGGTGCGACTTCCGGCGCACCGGTAACCAGCACGCCGTGCTCTTCCCAGAACGAGCCTTTCGCCAGTTCGTACTGGGCATCGGTGGTTTGCTCACCGACGCCCACCGAGCTGCCATCCGACAGGACCACCGGATTGGCGCTGGTATTGGTGTAAACCTTCTTCGAAGTCATGTGACCTCCTTAGATGCCGTCGACGTAGGCGTGGGACATCGGAACGCGCAGCTCTGTACCAGCAGTGCGCACCACACCGGCCGCCTCGAAGCGCAGGCCGCCGTGGGATGGGATAGGCGCGTTCAGGGTGAACGGCATTGGCAGGTGGAACTTCGCGAACTGGGCGTTTTTGGTGTACGCCATCATCCGGTCAGTACCGCCGACACCGGCGCCTGCCAGCTGCAGGATTGGCTCGAAGGTGATGTTCAGCACCCGTTCCAGGTAGCTGATCAACGTTTCAGAGGTGTTCGGGATGCGGAATGTGGTCAGTTGCCCGTACTGCTTGAGCGGCAGCAGGATGTGGGTCGGACGGAAGATGCTGTTGGTTTGCACCGAGTAAACCTGAAGGATCAGGTTGTTCAGCAGGGTCAGCATGTCGCTTGCTGCGGCATCCGGCGTCTCGGCCAGGATCTGAGCGAAGGTCTTGTTCGCACCGCCCAGCAGAGTGCCGGTAGCGAGAACAGGAACGCCCGGATACTTGATCAGACCGCCAGTTGCCAGTGAGGTCCAGCGCGCATCACCCACCATCGCAACGCGGTCAAGCCATTGCTCGGTCAGGGTGCGGGTCGCGATCGGCTTCTCAGCCAGGTAGTTGATCGCACCGCCGAAGCCCTGCGCGTTCGCCATTTCCATGGCCTTGCCGACTTCGATCTGGGTGTAGGTGTAGCCCAGGCCAGCCTGGACCACGTCAACGCCACCGATCTTCGATGCGATCTCAGCCAGCGGGAAGTCGTGGGACAGGTCGCCGATTGGAGCAGGCTCACCTTTGTAGTCGAGGACCTTGAAGCCGATCGACTCAATGTAGTCCGGTGCCGAGGTGTCGACATTCAGCACGCGGGGATATTTGATCTCCGCGTACGGCTGACGCAGCACTTCCTGTTCGATATACGTCAGGTTGCCGATCAGAAAGCCCAGTTGCGCTTGGGCCTGTGCGTCCATTGTTCTCATGTGAGCGCTCCTTAAGCGGCAATGGTGGTTGGATTCAGGCCCTTGACCTGAATCAGAGCAAGCTCACCAGCAGCAGCCGAGGTGAGGAAGAAGCAACCCGGAAGGAGATGGTTGCCAGCGGTAGAGGCGTTGGTGAGCTCACCAGTGAGCGGAACCGCATAGACCTGTTGGTCCTTGGTCGCGCCACCAAGGGTCTTGACCCAGATGCGGCCGTGACTGACGCGGCTGGTTTCCTCACCGACGCGGTAGCTGCCTGGAAGGTTCGTGCTGCCCTGGCCTTGGCCGGTCACGTAGCTGGTGCTGACGCCTACGGTCTTGGCCACGGAGATGCCGAGGAAGAATCCAACACCTGCACCTGGCAGTGCATCACGCTTGGCGGCGGAGCCAGAGACCAAGGCGCGAGCGAACGGGATGACAACGTCTGCCACACCGGTGGTGACGTCGGCCATAGACAGGTCATTGATCTGACCTTCGTAGGCTTTGCCAGCGTACTGGCCAAAGGTATCAATTGCGGTGGCCATTACTTTTCACCTCGCAGGAACTTGGAGTAGGTGTCGGAGCCGTCAGTGGTCAGCTTTGGAGCCTTGGCGGCGTCCTTGGCGAACTGGGTCAGGCTGTCGTTGGTTTTGGTGCCGTCGTCGTCATCGTCATCCTTCTCGTCCGCTTCATCGGCGGCAGCGTCGAATGCGGCAACAACGTATGCCTCGGACTTGGTCGCCCAGTCGCGCGTCGGCTTCAGCTGCGCCATGGCGGCGCGCTTGATTTCCAGCGGGGAAACCAGACCTTTGGCGTCGAAGGACTTCACGACTTTCGAAGCCAGGGCGATGGTGTCGAGGGTGGCTTTGACACGCAGGCCGATAGCAGCGTCAGAGGTGGCCTTTTTGGCTTCCTCCAGCTCTTCTTCGGCTGCGTCCTTGGTGGCCTCAGCTTTGTCTGCGCGTTCCGACTCTTCGTCAGCGAATTTCTGCAGGGCGGACACGGCGTCTTCGACTACCGTAGCGGCCTCTTCGTCCAGGATGATGGAGCGGCTTTTCTTGGAGTCTAGGAAGACTTTCCGGGTCGCCATATGGGGGATACCTTTCGGTTTGTGGTCAAAAATGCGGGCGACCTTTCCGGCCCGCGCTGCTTGTACAACCGCGTTGTGGTTGATCTGGATGTCGCGCTGCTCGTACTCATACGGCGTGCCGTCAGGTGCGATGCCGGGCGCTTCGACGTACTCGGCCAGGTAGCCGGGGGAAAGCTCGGCCTTACCGGACTGGATGTCGTCGATGGCCGACTGATCCTTGATGATCATGTCGACGATGAGGTTGTCGCCGTCCCGCTCTACGCCGCGTACGTGACCGACCGAGACCTCCTTGAAGGTTTTGGAGTCGACCAGGTCTTCGGGGTGATCGTTGGTGACGTCCTTGTCGAGGTACGTCGCCATGGATTCGGGGTCGAACACCTCTTCTGGGGAGCGGTACACGTTGACGATCCGCTCGGGGCCGTCCAGGTCCAACTCGCTGGAGAGGTACTGATAAACCCCGGTGCGCGCCGCAATGCCCTTCACGCACAGGAAACCTTCAGGCGTGAGGGTGCGAGACGTAGGCGCGAACGTCTCGTCGATTGTCATTCTTTTCATGGGTTACCCGTTCTTGTCGGGGAAGTAGTTCACGCCGGGGATCATGGAGATGGCGACACAGCGGCAGAGAGGGTGATGCTTGCCCGGCTTCAACCCGGTTTGTCCGGCCCACGTTGCACCGACACCGACCTTGTAGACGCCCTCGCCAAAGCCGATATCTTGGCGGGCTATGCCGTAGCAGCTGATCTTGGCGTTCGGGTATTTCCCCGCAGGGTTGCCAGACACACGCACGTCGCCGGCGTCTTCTGACTTGTAGTACTCGATCCCCGCTGCAGCCTGTCGCTTCTCGGTCAGGTCGGCGTTGATCTGTGACATCTGGTCGCGCGCTATCAGCTTGGCGCGGCGGGCGGTGATGCCTGTCTGCTCCTGAATCTGCCTGGCTATGACTGATGGGGCAGCGCCGCTCTTCATACCGCCCAGCACGATCGTTTCCACTTTCTGGAAATATTCGGTCTTGACGGACTTGATCAGGTTGACGTTTTCAGCGATTGAGGCTTCCAGGTAATCCTGCATGCCCTTGGGGCGAGTGATCAGCTCGAAGTCGATACCGACAGCACGGTTGATCGAGTTGCGGAAGTCCTCAGCGTTATCGGCCTCGGCGCGACTGATCGTGCTCGCGGCCACCCGCTGAACCTGCGCATCAAACAGAGGCGTGACGAATCGCTGTGACACGCCGCGAATCGCCTTCAGGATCTCTTCCGTCCAGCTTCCATCGAGCGTCATGCGGCTGTCCGCGATGTAGTCGGGCTTCAACCGTTTCAGCTCAGGCTCGACGGCGGCAACCAGCTCACCCGCCATCAACCGGACCATCGCTCGAAGCTGCCCACGATAGAACTGCTCCGCATCCTTGCTCGGCAGGACCGGTTTAGGGGCTCGGGGTTTCCTTTGCCGTTTTCCCATCAGCGTCTTGTTCAGCGCCGTCAGTTTTGCCAAAGGAGAAACCCGGGAGGCCGTCGCCGTCGTCACCAATGCCATCAGCCTGATCCTTCTCTAACTTCTCTTGCGCGGCGATCTGCTCGTCGGTGATGGCGTAGGTGCCTTTGGCCTGAGCTTTGCGCATCGCATGGCTTGGTTTGATTACGCCGTTCTCGATGTACAAAGCATCTGCCTGGGCTTCCGCCAGATCCTCCTGAGCCTGCTCGACACCAGAGGTCTGAGCCAGCGGATTCCATTCGAACTCGATGTCGTCCGGGTAGGTTCCCAGCGCGGAGCGGATCAGCACCTGATCCATAAGCTCGAGGTCCAGCCGCATCTGGCCGTCCTGCTTGCCCTTGATCGTGCCGTGGTAAGTCTTCAGGTCGCCTTCGCCATTGGCGCTCAGGCCGGAGGCTGACTGCCCCCAAAGCTCGGTCACCGGCATCTCGGCAGCGCCTGCCGTCCACACCATGAATTGCTCCATGATCGAGCTCAGCCCTGAGAACGCGATGCTGTTGCGCTCGTAGGTCTCGCTTTCCTTGTCCAGCAGGCCAAGGTTCACGATGGACTTGAGCATGCCGAACATTCGGTAGCGCTCGGTCACGTTGTCGCACTGGGCGCTGGCAAGTGCTGCCTTCAAACCACTGACGCTGATCGTGTCGACGTTGGCTTCCAGCACCAGAGAGGCAATGCCCCCCTTGGTCGCAACCACATCGCGCAGGTCTGACATGCAACGACGCAGACGACTGTCACCCCAGCCCTGTTCGAACTGACGCATCCGGCGCGGCAGGCGAGCACCCGTGCGGCGAATGATGTGACTGTGATGAATATTCTGCTGCCCGTTCACCATCATGTAGAACTCTGGAAGCATCCAGTTGGGCGCCAGAGGGTTGGTGAAGTTGAACTCGGTCGGCTGAATGTCCCAGCGGTCGAACACCACCAGGTTCTTCAGCCCGCCCTTTTTGATCTTGTCGAGGTTGAGCGGTTGGCTCAGATCCTGCCCGGTCACCATCAGGATCGCAGCACCACCGTACAGGTCAGCCCAGCAGCACGTATCGAGATAGGCCTGTTGCACACCCAAGCGGCGCTCTTCGTTCGCAATCTCTTTGGCCTGCTTGCCGCTGAATGCACGCCACTCTCTCAGGGCGTCCTCGTTGGGCTTGTCCACGATCCGGCGTGCGAGCCAGTTCGATTGATACGCCGCTTCCAGCTCATACGGTGTGACGAACTCGAAGCCGAATTGGCTGTGTGAGCGCTTGTCCCGGTTGGTGCCGATGTTGGCGACCATGTTCGAGAGACTGTCGGTTGTGATGACTTGACCAGCAGTTACCGGGATTCGCGGTTTTTGTGTGGTCATCGACTGTCTACCGCCTTGATGCTGATTCCCTTAAGCGCAGTGCTTGCCACCTTGTCGTAGTCGGGCTCCAGACCAGTGATCTGACTGAACAGGACGACTGCGTTGATGTATGGCATCACCCACCAGGATTGCTTGATGGTGAGCATCATTGCTGAAGCTGCCATGTGATCACCTCGCGCCACGAAACGGACGCATCTGAATTTGTGGCGCGAGTTATTCGTTAACCGTCGGTTCGCGCAGCTTCGATTGCTGGATCACCCGGGACACCGCGACAGCAATGCTGAGCCCCATGTTCACGACAGCGAACACCAATGGATCAACTGCCCCCTGAAACACCGACCATCCCGCCGCTGCCGCATTGAGCACCGCACCGGCCACCGCCAATTGCACACTGGTCATTCGCCAGGCCTTACGCCATTCAGGGATGAGGGCCATGTTCTGCGTCCGAGGGGATGAGTTTTTCTAGGCTTTCGGCGTAGCGCTTCCAGTCGTCACGGCTCTTCGTCAAGCGGCGCAGTGCAGCCTTTGGTGGTTCGGGCTCAGGACACACCGACGGGGCAGACGTGAACCGGAAGATCGTTGTCTTGTGCTCGGCTGGTTGCCGGGTTCCTGCGTCTTGCTGTGCGCAGCCGGCAAGCAACAGCACTACAACCAGTGCGCACCTCACTTTGGCCGTCCGAACGACTTGACCATCTCGGTGAGCGAGTCCAGCCGGAAGTCTTGACGCTGGTCGGAGCTACGCAGGGTGTCGATGAACTTGTCACCGGCATCGCGCGAGCGTTCGAGGGAGTCAACGCGCTGGGTCAACAGCGCCTGGCTGGTCTGGTATGCGTTCAGCGAGGCCTGAAGCGTAGAGAGCGAGCCCACGACATACACGAACGCGCCAATCGCAGCAGCAGACAGGATTGTCTGAAGGACAGGCACGACGATTTTGAACACCGTGCTGTCAGCGATGCGGGATACGTCAGTCATGGGCAATCCAGAATAAAAGGCCCGAAGCATCCGGGCAAAGGAGCGCTGGGGAGCAGCACGATGGAAATTTGAGGGCCTGAATAGGCCTATCAGAAACGACAAAGCCCAGCACGATGGCTGGGCTTCTGAAGTGTGTTTGCGCTGGGGGTGATTTGCGCACTGTGGGAAAATTACCCCAAAACCCCCACCATGGCAAATAGTTTATGCAGCATATTCCGAATTCTCTGCATGAATGACCTGCCAAATCGGCTGTTGAGCCTCAATGTCCACCTCGTGGATGGCTTGGCGCAGGAAGTCCCAGATCTCCAGCCAGTCACGATTCCAGTGTTTTGGCTCGATGGTGATCCCGTACAGCTTCTGCATCCCCTCCGCTACCCGCGCTGGCCCCCATGCCGGCCCACCATGTACCTCCGCCTTGTACGACTGCAGGGCCACCGTGATCATGCAGTGGACCTTCGCGGACTTGGCGTCAGTCAGAGCAGAGAAATCCACCTCGCTCCAAATCAACTTCTCCGCGTTGAGCATGTGCACTGCCGTCATGCATGGGTGGTACAGGTAGTGCCCGAACTGCTGCACTTGGAACGGCAAGGTGTCGATGGCGCGGAGCACCTTGCCGATGGTTGCCAGGTGAGCGGCACGCGCGGTCGATCGGCCGATAGGTGTCCGGCGAGTCTCCGAAATGCTGATTCGCTGGCGAACGACCTGAATGCGTTCCTCCTTGTCGTCACCCAACGCAGCGAACACAGCCTCCCGGCGTTTTACCCGCTCAGTCCTGACCTTGGTTGCGGTCTCTGCCTTTGCAGCCGCTATCGCGCTAATGGAGGCATTTGATTCGTGCTGTGCGTCCGACCATGCCTGACGCGCTCCGATAAGTCTCATGCTGCTGCTCTCCCCTTCAGCTCTTTGGTCTTTGCCCGGTACCGGGCCTTAATCTCTTTCAGGTCGTCCACGGTGTATTTCTTCACCGACTGATCCGACTCCAGTTCGTCGACTGCTGCCTGGCCGATCCGGTCAATGAGCCCGATCCGATAATCCACGGCATTGCCCGACAAGAACCGATTGTCCTGTTTGCTTTGGGCGTGACAGTTGCGCTCGTCGAAGCGCAGGTGCGGCGCTGAGCCAACGCTGCGGTAATGCCCTGCATCTACGGCATTGCCGCTCCAGTCCAATGGTTTGCCGCTGGAGATGCACAAGTGCCCGGCCAATTGGTCACGCCAGCGAATGAACTCGTTGAACGCCTGCTGAGCCTCACGCAAATGATCGCCGCGGCTCTTCAGCTTCTCCTTGCGCACCTTGATGTCCTGACGGTCCAGCTCCGCCAGTGCCTTGTGGGCTTTCTCCTGATTCGCGGGATTCTTTGCCTCAGCCAGCGCGCAGGCTGGGCTGCACACCTTCTGGCCGAGGCGTTGAGGGATGAACGCGGTGCCGCAGTCGGGGTTCACGCAACGTTTCTTCCGGCGTGCCGGCGGCGACTTCTTCACTGCCTGTCCGATCAAAGCCCACCCCCGAATTGATGTGCGCAAGGGTTCGAGTGGTAGCTGTGCTCGAGCATGGTGGCGATGGCCCGTATGAGGCCCTTTGCGAACTCAGTCATAGCGGCCACCCCACAAATCCTTCTGCGTCCAACGCACCTGGTGCTCGGCGCCGAATGCGGAAACCCACTCGATCAACTCGGCGCACTTACTCACGGTTAGCTTGCTTGTGCGCTCGTACAGGACGTCGATGCCCTTCCCGTCGATAGCCGGGATCATCTGGATCGTTTCGCCGCTCTCGCGCAGCCAGGCGGCGGTGCAGAGTCGTTTCCAGACTGTGACGTCCCATTTCCGGCCGGCGTGCTCAACCTGACGGGAGATGTCGGCAAGCATGGCGTGGAGCTTTTTGTTCTGTTCGCCGTTGCGGTCCGGCTCCTTGATGACGATCAACTTCGGTTTGGTGAAGTCTGTGGCGTGGAGGATGCCCATGAGGCGGCTGGTATCTTCACGGCTGCGCATGAGGACTTCAGTCATGGCTTCACCTTCACGCCTGCGGCTTCAATGACTTCGCGGCATTGCTTTACGCCGTACTTCCAGCATCCGTCCCAGCTCTCACCCTCTTCAGAGTCTGGGGACGGCAGCTCAATCACCAGCGCTGCGCGTGAGGCCTCCCATACCGCCAGCATTGTTTCTTTGAATGCCTGCATGTGCCGGGCAGCCTGAACCTCGCCAGCTGCGATGAAGCTGGCAACCTCCTTCTTGTGCCAAGCCTCGAACTCTTCGCGCATTTTATCGATGCTCATTTGAACAATGCCCCCTGCTGAGCAGGCGCAGTGACCCGCTGAACTTTGTGATGCACGCCATAACCGGCAACCACAACGATGATGGTCAGGACGACCCAGATTCGATTGGTCATCACGAAGCCCTCCGAGGAATGCGCGCCGAGGCACCTTCGAACACCAGGCCAATGCCCCGGCCTTCGCGCAAACGATCCACACTGCGATCACCCAGCACGGTGCCAAGCTCCTTGGCGTCGATGTTGGAGATGACGATGGTGGGCAGTTGCTCCTCGTACCGGCCGTTGATCACGGCGAACAGGGTTGCCAGCTCGAACTCGGTCGGCTTGGTGGCGCCAACCTCGTCGATGATCAGTAGCGAGGGTTCGACCAGGCTGGCGAATGCTTCCGCCTCGGTGTAGGTCGCCTTCTCGCCGTAGCTGCCCTTGATGTACTGCAGCAGCCCACCGACGGTGCGATACACGGCTGTCGCCTTGTGGTTCACGATCACGAAGCCAGCAATGGCCGTAGCCAGATGCGTCTTGCCGGTGCCGGGAGTGCCGGTCATGACGATGCAGCGGCCGTCCGCCATGTGCTGCGGGAAGTTCTCGGCGTATTCGATGCACTTCGCGAGATTGGCTTTCTGGTCGGCGGTCTCGGCGCGGTAGTCCTGGAAGTTCTTGCCCATGAACCGGCGCGGAATCAGGGAGGCCCCCAGCTTGCGCTCCAAGCGCTCTTCAGCGATTCGGGCATACATCAGGCGCTGTTCTTCCTGATCACGGCGCAGCTGAGCGTCCGCGGCGCAGCCGGGGCAACCCGAGGCGACATCAGAGTTCTTCCGGATGATCGCGGCATAGGCGCCGTGGCTTGGGCATTCAGCGGCCTGTTTGGCAACCACGCTGAAACGACGCTCGATGTCGTTCACGGTCAAGTCGACTTTCGGGGATTCAGAAGTCATAGGTGCCATCCCCGCGAGCGGTGAGCCCGGCCTTGTAATCGCGTTGGTCGAAGCCGGTGTGACGACTGGTCGGCAGGTGATGGACGTTGCTCGGCGCCTGAACCTCATCCTCCCAGCGCTTGCCGTTGAGCCAGGTGGCCGGGTGCGGAATGAACTGGCCGTTGTCCTTGGTCCAGCCCGGCGAAACGCACTGCTTGGCGAGACCTTGGGCGATCAGGGTGAACAGGTCGTCAGTGACCTTGAGTTTCTTCCACGCCTTCTCGGCAGCTGCCTTGCAGACCTTCCTCGGATACAGCGCCCAGAACTTCGAAAACGCATCAACGCTCGGAGCTGGCGACGAGGGCTTTTGATCTTGATCTTTCTTCTCTTCTCTTCTCTTCTCTTCTCTGGTCCCGTTTTTGTCCGCATCACTAGCGGACATCACTGCATCACGAGCATTTCGCTTGCGTTCTGAGTCGTTCGCACGGCGCTTCGCAGACTTGCCGTTGTGCTCGTCAAAGCGAGGCATTACGAGGCTTCCAGAGGAATCGACAGCAGCCCACTCGACGTCGATCATGGCCTGGGTAAACCCCGGCCATCCCACCACCGCATCCATCGCATCAACGGTGTATCCGCGCAAAACACCATCATCGCAATGCACATCAAAGATGCTCCAAGCGATGTGAAGTCCACCAATGATGCGGAGTCTGTCCGCATTCAATGCGGACACCATGCGGAACACTTTCGGATGCGTTTGCAGTTCGATGCGCATTTTTATCCAGTCTCCGGCCATTACTTGCCGCCTTTGCCGATCAGGTCGGCCAGTTCAAGGAAACGATCGACATACCAGTGAGGCTGCGTCTCGCGAGGGGATTGAGGGCTGGTCAGGTTCTTGCCATAGGCGAGGCCCTTATCAGTGATCGACCAGAATGGGACGACCTCCTGCTTCGAGTTCTTGCGGGTGAGCACCTTGAGGTAGCCAGCGGCTTCAAGCTTCTTGTTGAAGGTCACGACTGAGCCGCCCAGGCCGAAGTCCTTCAGCAGTGCGGTAGCCGATTTGGTGGGCATGGAAGAGCCGCCGGAGGCATCCGGAGCTGCGTCCACGGCGTAGCCTGGGAGAAACTTCGGATCGAGGCCGTTGTTCTCGGCAATCTTCGTCAGCATGAGCATCTGGCTGGACGGCGCAGGCTTCAGCAGACGCGTGAAGCATTCCATGATCGCGATTTCGCCGATCACCTTCGTGCCGTTCGCCGTGACTGCCTCGCGTGACGCCGCTTGCTGCTCGAGTTCGCGCCAACGGCGGATGACAGCCAGACGCATCTTTGCGCTGTAGCCAGTCAGCAGCGTATCGGTGAGCTCCCGATTGAGGTTGAAGCACGGAAGTTTTCGTCCGGTGCTGTCTTGGTACTGAGCCGAACAATCGGCCCAGTCAATTTCAAGGTCGGTGAGCATCGAGCGGATGTCAGCGAGAACATGCTTGTGGGCCTTGCCCGTGAGTTTGGCGATTTCTCGCGATGACATCGTGCGCGCCACAAAATCAGAGTCGTCATTTCGTGGCGCGAGCAGTGGCGAATTGACAGATGAATTGGACATGGGCATTATTCGCTCCAGAACGTTGTTGCAAGCGCTGTAAAAAGAACCGACCTAGTCCGTCGGTTTTTTTGTGCCTGCGATTTGGTGGTTGAATCATTCACTGGCAGTTCCTCATGAGTCCCTCAGGGGCTAATCAGCCCTTACGGAAGGCTCTGACATTGCTTCTGGATGGGTCAGGACGGAGCTGAGAAAGCGCTTTATTGATCAAAAATGCGCCCATCTCTTCAGGCGTCATTCCTTTCAACTTCGCAACAAGCTCAAGCTCGGCCCTGCCCCTCATATCGAGCTGAATCTCCAGCTCTTTCTTTTCAGGCACAGTCCCTCCTCGGCTACTTCAAGCCACGTCAGTCTTCGCGTTAAGCTCTTCCATCATCTGGTTCAAAGCACGCTCGAGCAGGTCACGCGCCAGTACTGCCTTTTGGGTTCTGTGGAACCTGGCCATTGCTGTAAGTAAATCGTCTGCTACCTCGTCGAGGCGCACCTTCGTAGCCTTATCGCGCAGGTGGTTAGGGTCGGTGTACATGTGCTGCTCCTTGTGGCTGATGAAATGGTTAAGCGGCAGAAAGGGATTCGGTTGGGTACAGATCCGGCCGAAGCTCATGGCGGGATACGCCAGTAGCCTTTTCGATAGGGAGCGCCTGGCGTGCGGGTACACCCCTAGCCTTCCAATAGGAGACCGCCATAGGGGTCACGCCCAGCAGTTCAGCCAAAGCTTTGCCGGAGCCTGCCGCGAGGATTGCGCGTTCAAGGGGTGTAGGTTTCATAAACAAATCCGCCGTCGGCGAGTAAACACGCGTCAACGATACGTTTATTTAATAAACAACACAACCCCGGTAAACTTTGTGTTTATGACGAATGAACATTCAGGCGAACGCCTGCGAAAGTTTTTGAACGATCGCGGGCTCACAGCCAAGCAAGCCGCAGAGACTCTTGAGGTTTCACCTCAGACCTTGAACAACTGGTTTAACCGGGGACTGCCGGCGCGCGCAATTTATCAAGCAGCCTTGAAGCTCTTTGTGGATCAGCATTGGCTGACGACAGGAAGAGCGCACTCTTCTGGTAGATTTGATCCACCTGCAAAGCCAATCCCCGATTCAAACGCCGAAATGTCGGGCCTGATAGAAGTTTGGGATGACGACACGCCCCTGGACGACGACGAGGTATATGTGCCTTTCCTCAAGGAAGTGGAGCTGTCGGCTGGAAGCGGCAGGACAGTGGTTGAGCAGTCAAGCAGTCGCAAGCTGCGCTTCGGCAAGCTCACTCTGAAGCGTCAAGGCGTTCAGGCTAGCGAGGCTGTCTGTGTGACGGTTTGCGGAAACAGCATGGAGCCAGTCTTACCCAACGGCAGCACTGTGGGCGTTGACCAAGGAACCACATCCATCGTGGACGGAAAGATGTACGCCCTGAACCATGGCGGACAGCTTCGCGTGAAGATGCTGTACCGCATGCCGAAGGGTGGGGTCAGGCTGCGTAGCTACAACCGCGACGAGCACCCGGACGAGGAATACACGGAGCAGGAGATGCTGGAGAACGAGCTGGTCATCCTCGGGAAAGTCTTCTGGTACTCGGTGCTGGTCTAAAGCTCGCCGGGGACTGGCAGTTCAAATTCCTTCAAAGATAATCAACTGTTTGCGGTAGCCGAGCCTGGTCTCGTAGCTTGAAGTGCCAATTAGCTTCATCGGGCTAGTAAATAGAGGAAACGAGGATCTCCCCTCGGAGGGTTTGGTATTGATCAGGAATAGCACGGCCGGGAAGGTTGGGCTGAACCTGCTAACCAGCAGGACCTTACCTTCCGTAATCTCTACCGCCTCATAATCGCCGGCATCTACCCAAACAAATTTATTCTCATATGGACCGGTTCCCGAAGTTCTGTAGAGCAGCGCAAGGTTGTTCAAATCCATTCGGTTTTCACCGCTGAGCATCGGTAGCAATCCAGTCCGGTTCGAAACCTCGGTAGATCTTCGGTCTTTTTGCCGGTCCGGCTCTGATTTAGTGCCTCGGCCTTCATTCAGTGCGGCCTCTTGCTTGGCTTTGCAAAGACCCGGCAGCTGTTCCATATCGCGGCTAGCGACCTTCATCCTCTCTTCGCCCGCAATACCCTTAGGCGCCCTAATCACCTCAAGCGAACCCAGAGACTTTAGGTATGTTGATTCATCGTAGAATTCTGCTCGCCCGTTCCATAGCTCCCCGCCGTCAAGTCTCGCGACCCATTGTTTGCCGCTGCGGCCGGGAGAAACGCCGGTCTCCTGAATGAAGTATCTTCGGGCTTCCGGCGAGCAGATAGCGAAGATCTCAAATGCCTTCCCCGTGAATTTCGAAGATCCTTCAAAGCCGACCTTGTCGGCTTTACCAGCCTCGCCTCCGAGCAAGCGCTGATCGGATAGCTTCTTATAGGTGAAGTCACTATCGATATACGCTGGCGCTTTGGCGCACCCAGCCAGCGCGGCCATCGCGAAGGCGCCTACCACTACCCATCCATTCATCATCAGCCCCAATCCAAGGAAACTCCCTGATTCTATCAGCCGGATTGATATCAGCCACGCCTGCCACCGAGCGGGCTTTTTTTTGCCCAAAAATCATCAGCCTTGAAAAGCCAATAAACACAATAAACAAAATGTGTTGACGTGTTTATAAACGTGTTGTTTACTACACCCATCGCAGCGACAAACCAACGGTGCGACAGGGCCTCTTGAGACCCGCCGCTCTTTAACAACCAGCGCCATGAACGACTACCCGGCCAAACCGGTTAGGTCACTCCCGGCACCATCGGTGGGAGGTCAGTAAACCGAAGGAAACAAACCGCTGCGCTTGTAAGGCGACCGGCGCCAGATGAAAGCCATTGAGGGGCTCAGTCTGGCGAGGTGATGACCGAACTGTGCGAATGACCCTGACGGGCGCAGTGAGTGACAAGGAAGATTTCACTGGCTGGCCTTGGCAACAGGGCCAGACGGGAAATCAACCGAGGGCAGAGATATGCGTCACCGACAGTACCACCTCACCCACGACTGCCCGCAGTGCGGTGCGAAAGACGCTCCTGATGAATGGGGCGGAGCACGCATGTCTAGCACTGCGTGGGGTCACGATTTCTCCTGTTGTAGCGACGAGTGCGGGATCGCACTGGCAAAAACGGTCATCCCCGACCGAGAAACGAAGGCTGGGCGGAAGCGGCTGAAGGCTCTATGGGAGAAGTTGGCTGCACAGGCAGAACATCGGCTATCTGGCGAGCCTTACCCTGGCTATCCGTGGCGATAAGACCTGATCGATTTACTGATGCCGCTTCTATGAGGCGGTATTGGAAATCAACGGAGGGACTGAAATGCTCAATATCAACGAAGACGCACTAAAAACCGCAATCGTGGGCCAGGTTGCAGATCAGCTCCTCCGCGAGGATGACGATCTCTCTGGAATGGTCGCCACTGAGGTTAAAAAACGCATCGACAAGATCTTTGACGAGCGCGTGACCTCGCAGATCCAGAAGGCGATCGACGAAACCATCAATGGTTCGTTCGAGCGCGAATACCGCCGCGTCAATCAGTGGGGCGATCAGGAAGGCCCGGCAACCACTCTGCGCAAAGAACTAGAGAAGACGGTCACCGCCTACTGGAACGGCAAAGTGAATCCTGGTGACGGAAAGCCGGCCACAAGCGATTACAACGCGGTCACGCGAGCCCAGTGGCTGATGACCAAGATCTGCGCCGAAGACTTCAGCAAGCAAATGCAGCAAAGCGTGGCGAACGTAACCGGCGCCCTGAAAGACGGCCTGCGCAATCAGCTTGCCAATCAAATGGACGCCATGCTGAACGACCTTTTCAAAATCAAAAGCCTGCAAGACCAGGGCAAGGTCGAAAAGCCCTACTGAACCAGCCTCCTGCGCATTCACAGAGTGCGCAGTGGGATGCGGATGAGTCCACACCGCGAAAGCGGCCCCCTGCATCAATGCGCAGAGCCGATCTGCGAAGCCAGTGCTCTAACACTGGCCGGCATATCCGAAACCAGCCTTGCCGGGTATCGGCAGCAAGGAATGGCATCCCTGTTCCACCAGGGCCTTCGAACCACCTGCTTGCGGTGGGCCAAAAAGCAAGCCCGATCACCTCGAAAGAGGCTGTATCGGAGTGTGATCTGCCTGCACCTAAAGACATATGCCTCTCACGGGGAGCCAGGTGATTTAGCAGGTTTTGACCGGTAATCCGGACAGGCTACCCCGGACGGCAGATTGCACCCCGATGCAGATGAAGAAGCAAGCGCAGGCTGATGCGTGGGTTTGAAAACTAACAGTTCCCGAGAGTGATCGCTGACCGGCTAAGTACTATTTTATGCCCGCGCGGTACCGGCTCGTAATAACTGGCATTGCGGTAGGCGAAAGCCGTTGACCGCGGCATGACTCTCAACCCGGAGATCAGCACCGGGCTCTGCATTACCCCTACCCCTCCCGAACACACCCACATGCAACTACTCCGCTGCCACTTGGCCGTTCGCGTTCTTGTGGTTGCAGCCGAGTGTGTTTGGTTAATCAGCAAGGAGATTGAGCATGAGCAGGAACGACGGCGGCAACGCCTTCCCGGTCGCTGATTACGACCATGAAACCCTATCCCCGACAACTGTTGATGAGTGTAAGCGCCAGTTGCTGGGAATGAGCCTGCGCGACTACTTCGCGGCCAAGGCGATGCAGGCAATTGTCACGGGCAACAACGCTGACGAGTGCTCTCTAGGACTGGGCGCAGCAAAAGATGCATACGCCGTCGCCGACGCGATGCTGGTTGCACGATCCAAATAACCTCACCCCATCGACCGCATCGACAGGTGCCCGCGTGCTTCACGGCACGGGCTTGGTCACCTGCGCTGGCATTAATCAGGTCCAGAGGTTCCTTGTATGAACCGTCCGCTTGTTTTTGGTGTTGGCGTAAACGACGCAGATTATGTGGTATCCCAGACTCGAACCGAGAACGGGAAGATCACCTACAAGTGCATGTGCCCTGTTTACGCTAGATGGGTAGCAATTCTCAGGCGTTGCTACCACGCGCCGAGCAGACCAAACAGCCCTGCATACGAAGGCTGCACTGTTTCCGAAGAATGGCACCTGTTCAGCACTTTTAAGAATTGGATGGAACGCCAGGAATGGCAGGACAAGGAAGTAGATAAAGATCTTTTAGTTAAGGGCAATAGGGTTTACGGGCCAAATACATGCTGCCTTGTAAGTCACTCAATAAACTGCCTCGTCAGGGAAGCCAATAAGAAAAGATCTGGCCTCCCGCCTGGCGTGGATTACAGCCCGCGGCATAAGAAGTATCGATCCAGAGCCCACTGCGCAATTACCGGCAAAAGACATCATCTTGGGTTGTTCGAGACGCCATCCGAGGCGCACTCCGCCTGGCTCAAATTCAAGAGAGAACAGGCTGAGATTCTTGCAAAAGAACAGATTGACCAGCGCGTAGCTAGCGCTTTGCGGTCGCTCTATGCGGCCTAGTGAATAAATCCTTTTTATCCCGCCGAATTTCTCAGCTCGCCACGGAGGCGACCATGTACGAATTCCAACGCAGACGTTTCGAAAATCTTCTCGCCCGAGCGCAGAAACCAGAGTTCTCCCTGGTGGCGCGCGAACTCATTGCCCGGGCCTTCGGCTGGATTGAGGGCTTGCTTGAGGGGAATGTCATCAGCCCCACCGATTACTCGGATCTGTTCCGCGAAATAGCCCATGTCGAAGCCTTGGTCTACGCCCATACACATGGCCGACTGAGCGTCGCATCATGAGCACGAGTTACGCGGACAGCGCCCAGGCGCGTTTGCTTGATGACCGAATGGACGGAAGTTCTCTGGGTGGCGCAGAAGACAACTGGTTCAACTACGGTCCTGATCCACTCCAAGAACGCCGCAAGGCTGCCGAAGCAAAGCGACTTGCTGAGCTGCCAGGCCGCCTGCGCATCGCCATGGGGCAGATGGAGGACGTTCTCGCCAAGCAAGGAGGTTCGGTATGACGATCATCGCGCGCAACCGTGCGGCACTTGTTCAAGCCCTGGTGAATCAGGGCTTTTTTATGGTCGCCGCATTACCGAGGCAGATACGCATCGAGAATCGGCGGGGAATGTTGATTGCGAGGGTGTCATGACCGCCACTCAGCGCCGTCGCCGTCTGGTCTTCTGGCGCGGATCTTTCCCAGTACTCGCCGCCTTCACCATTCTGATGCTGTGTCTGGCACTCGCAGACCGCATCACATCCTGAGACATACCCATGATTTCACCACGCATGGCTGCCCACCTGGACTGGGCAACGGTCGGTTCGTTCACGCCTGAGCAATTCACTGGCGACGACCGAAAAGAGTACGAAGACGAAGCCCGCAAGATTGAGCGGGAATTTGACAGTCACCACTGAGGCCAACGACATGGCAACTGTAACGCTAATCCTGGGCAAATCAGGCAGTGGCAAAAGCTCTTCACTGCGCAGCCTGAGCCCTTCCCTTTCTGCGCTCATCCAAGTGATCCCCAAGCCTCTGCCATTTCGCGAGGCGAAGGCGTGGAAGCCCTACGTCACCGACAACTGGCAGCACGTCATCGCCCGCGCCCAAGCGGCAGACAAGGCCGGACGCAAGGTCATCGTAATCGACGACTTCCAGTACATCCTCGCCAACGAGTTCATGCGTCGTAGTGAGGAAAAGGGGTTCGATAAATTCACCGAAATCGGCCGGCACACCTGGAACATTTTCGAGGCCCTTCTTCGGCTGCCCGAAGACGTTCGCGTCTACATCCTCAGCCATACCGAGGAAACCGATTCTGGCCAGGTGAAGATGAAGACGATCGGCAAGATGCTGGACGAGAAAATCACCCTCGAAGGCATGGTTACCATTGTGCTTCGGGCTGTGGTTCAGGACGGCCAGCACCTCTTCAGCACCCGCAACAACGGCTCAGACACAACCAAGGCCCCAATGGGCATGTTCGACGATCCCTTCGTCGACAACGACCTGGCTGCAGTTGATGCCGCGATCTGCTCCTACTACGAAATCCCCACCCTCAAGGCTGCATAAGGAACCCACGAATGTTCAATCTCGATCGCAACGCCGCGTGCGCTGCTGACAACAAATCGGCCTTCATCGACGAGGCTGGCAAATACATCGGGGCCTTCACCCGCGCAGAGCTTGTGAATGGTCAGACCGGGTCGGTAGGTCTTGGGCTGACGTTCAAGACCGAAGGAGGTAGCGAAGCGCAGTTCTATATCAACACCAGCTACCTGAAAGATGGACAACAGCAGGCCAACAACGGCGGCGTGCAGACTGTCAGCGCGATTTTGGCTTGCTTCAAGCTGAACAGTTCGGGTGATCCGGCGCAGGTCACCGTGGAGAAGTGGAACAACGAATCCAAACAGCGCGAAAAGGTGCAGGTTTCCGGATTTCCTTCGCTGATGAACAAACCTATCGGCCTACTGATTCAGATGGAGATCGAGAAGAACAGCGAAAAAGGACTGCCGCGCCCGACCATCTACGCTCCGTTCTCCGCCGAAAGCGAGAAGACGGCCAGCGAGATCCTGGCGAAGGTCACAACGCCAGCGAAGCTCGAAAAGATGGTTCAGGCAGTTATGGCAAAACCCCTGATCGATCGTCGGCCTAAAGGCGGTCAGACTTCGGGCTATGGCGGCCAGGCGCATGACCAATCAACACCGCCTGACGACTGGGACGACATCCCATTCGATTAATCAATCCGCGATTTCGGCATGGCCCAGTAACTGGGGCCTCTTTATTTCGGGAGCCTGAAATGATCAGTCTTGAAATCAGCATGGTCCAGTACAACAGCCTCCAATCCGCAATCCTCAACGCACAGGTAGATGAGTTCCTGCGTCATGGCGGGGTGATCGAAAGCGCACCGCCCTTGGAATGCAAGCCACGTCCGGTCGCCAAACACATCGAAGCGCCTCAGAAGGTCACCAGGCCGAAGGAAGAGAAGAAGCTTGGCCGCCCGCCGCGCAGTCATCCTCAGGAACTGATCGATCGTATCGTCGTGATGGCTGAAACAATGACCTGCGTTCAGGTGGCGGAGGAGGTTCGACTGTCCACCAACCAGCTTCACTGCATCGCGTACCGGCACGGATTCAGATTTCTCGCTGGCATGCACGGCAAGCCGAGGGATCTGCAGCCGAAAACACCCTCAAAGTTGGTTGACGAATCTCAGGATCTGATCTGTGCGGAAAGAATCAGGGCCTATAGAGACCTTGGCATCTGCCGTCATCAGACGATCAAGCGGATGGGTATCGGCACCGGCAAGTTCTACCGTCTGATCGCCAAGTACGAAATCGACTTTCCCAAGAATGGCGGCAACACCTGGGTGATGCCAGCATGAGCAAGCGCAAGCCCTGCAACAGGCGAGTTCAAATCGATCGTGCCCGCCGCGCCCTGGTGCGGACCAATCACGCCGCCGTGGTTGATGTTGAACCGCCAGACCGGCAGGTGATGCTCAACTGGAAGAACTGCAAGCAGATCCGCAGCCTGCCAGTTGTCGATGCCCTGTGCGACATCGCACACCGTTGGACTGTGCATATCGCGGTTTTCTGCCAAGAGCCCAGCGGCGCCCAGTACAGCAAAGCCACCGAGTTCACCACTGAAGGTGTGCACCGGCTGGAGCAGCTCGAACAGATGATGATCGAGAGGCACGCCGAGATATGTGCGTCAGCCAACCAGAAACATGTGATCGGATCAGGGTGGATAGCCATACCGGACGACGTGAGCTTGTCGGAGGCTGAGGCCAACGCCGTATTCACAGCGATGGGCGTCTGGCAGCAGGCACGCGCAGCATGAAACGAATGAAGCCGAACTTCGCCGCCAGAACGCGGCGAAGGGCCGAACACATACACCTACTTCCAAGCGGTATTCAACATGACTCCAATCTGGCGATATCTCACCCGCCCCGAAGGCATGACAGCGAAGATGCTGGCCGAATCATCCGGGATGACCATTCAGGCAGTTCGCGCTGACCTGGTTGAGCTTGAAACCCAAGGCAAGGTTGCTCGTGAGCGTGGTGCAATAGGCGCCTCGCATGTCTGGTGGCGTGCCGAACGTCGCCCGCTGGATGGGCTGGACGTGCTGCTGATCATGGCGCTGGCCGCAGAAATTCACGACTCGCCGGTCAAGCTCAAGGAGGTGCTGGCCGAGGTGGGCAGTCGTGCCAAACACGCTGGACTGAAGAAGATCCTGTACATGTGCGCCACCTCGAAGGCCCCGCATCAGATAGTCAGGCTGTCGGTACAGGAGTATGAGGCCGAGGCGTTTGTGGCAGCACAGAGGGCAGCGTGATGGCGGCCAGCCAGGCAGACCGCAGCGCAAAGGCTGCAAACAAGCGGAAAGCGAAAGGTTCGGAAGAACTTCGGATGCATGCCATGGAAGGTACGCGGACAGCGCTCGCTGAGCTGATGGAGTGGCACGGCATAGAGGAACAAGGCGAGGCAATGACACTGATGATTCATCACCTGCATGGCCTTGGCCCGAAAGGCTCTGCGCCCTTCCTTGCTGCGCCGCGCCACGTTTTCGTGGTCAAACAAAATGTGGCGCGACTATTTGATCAGAAAAGCATGCTAATGATTCGAAATGACCCCGGAGACGAGGTGATCATTCCACAATAATTCTGCGTGTCTGAGGCGGATAGACTGACATCGTATCCCGGATATTGTGCGTTGCTACAACCTCGCCTGCCGGGTTGAGTTCGTTGAACGTGTACAGGTCTGCGTCCTGTCCTTTTCGCTGCTCGCGGCTTGAGGCAATTTCAACCAGTGTGTTTTCCGCTGGTATGCCCAAGACCTTTTTATATTCCTCAGTCATTTCTCACTCCTTAAGCCGGCCCCATGCCGGTCACCACGTATAGCCCACCACCAACCTATTCGCCACCGAACTCGAGCCCATCAGCTGCAACCTCGATCTCTCGGATAGCAGCCACAACAGATGGCGAGACGCTCTTAGGCAGAAACGTCAGCGACCCAATTGCCTGCTCGCAAAGCTCATCGACATCAACGTGAAGCTCGCGCGCTGCGTTCAGTACAGCTTCAAGCGCGATAGATAGGGCCAATTCCCGGTTCTCGCTCATGACCTTCTCCCTTCCTGTGGAGAGGTAAGCGTAGGCCATTCCCAACCGCATGGAATCGAACCATGAGCCAGCAGCACCAGATTCTGGTCGGCGACTGCATCGAGATGATGCGGACGCTGCCGGAAAAGTCAGTTCACACCTGCGTTACAAGCCCGCCCTACTTCGGTCTGCGTGATTACGGCGTCGAGGGCCAGATCGGTCTGGAGGAAACTCCGGCTGAGTTCATCGTCCGGCTGGTCGACGTCTTCCGCGAAGTGCGGCGAGTACTCCGCGACGATGGCACCGCCTGGGTGAACATGGGCGACAGCTACGCCGGCAGCTGGGGCGCGCATGGGCGGGACGATATGGGCGTTGGTGTCTCGACGATCAGCCAACGGCAGGTAATGGCGAGTCAGCGCAAGGCCAAGGCGACCACGCACGCCGAGTACAAGCCTAAGGACCTGATGGGCATACCGTGGCGCCTGGCCTTCGCTTTGCAGGACGATGGCTGGTATCTACGTCAGGACATCATCTGGCACAAGCCGAACCCAATGCCGGAGTCGACACGGGATCGCTGCACAAAGGCTCATGAGTATCTGTTTCTGCTCAGTAAGTCGCGCCGGTACCACTGCGATATGCAGGCGATTCGCGAGCCGGCCGCTTATGGGCCGACGCCATCAGGCGTGGGATTCGGCCACGGATTTGACGCGGTACCGAAGCCGCGAGTTACTGTCCCCGCCGGCTGGGACACCTCGACCGGCGAAGGCGGACACGGAACATTCCACAAAGACGGGTCAGCCAGGAGCAATCGTGACAGCTTTCAGCGCGAAGGCTCTAAGCGCGAGCAGGCGATACCAGGCCAGAGCAAAGGCACGCACCGCCCAGATCGGGAGCCGAGCAGCTGGGATCTTTTGACCCGCAACAAGCGCAGTGTCTGGACCGTTGCAACCCACAGCTTCAAGGGCGCCCACTTCGCCACATTCCCGCCCGACTTGATCAGGCCTTGCATTCTGGCAGGCGCACCACGCGGCGGGACAGTGCTCGACCCATTTGGCGGTGCCGGTACCACGTCGCTGGTATCAATGCAGGAAGGCCGCCGGTCGATCCTGTGTGAGCTGAATCCTGAATACGCGGCAATGGCCAGAGCGCGAATCGACGCTGCCTGGCTTGATGGCGCGGCGCAGATGGATGTGTTCCACGACGCCACGCCCGCGGCCTGAAACATCCCCTTCCCAACTTTTAATCACGCCACTGGCGAGGATCCTATGCAGATCGAATACGGCTCCGTTTGTTCGGGGATCGAGGCGGCTTCGGCTGCCTGGCACCCGCTGGGCATGAACCCGGTCTGGTTCGCCGAGATTGAGCCCTTCCCCTCCGCCGTCCTGGCACACCATTACCCGAAGGTGAAGAACCACGGCGACATGACCAAGCTCGCCGCCCTGGTGCTTGCCGGGAAGATCAAGGCGCCGCCAGTGCTTGTCGGCGGTACACCCTGCCAAGCCTTCAGCGTGGCCGGCATGCGCCAGGGCCTGCTGGACCCGCGCGGCGGCCTCACCATCAAATATGTGGAGCTCGCAGATGCAGTTGACCATGTTCGAACAGCCCGAGGCGATGACGAGTGCGTCGTCGTCTGGGAAAACGTCCCCGGAGTCCTTTCCGATAAGCAAAACGCCTTCGGATGCTTTCTTGGTGCGCTTGCTGGGGAAGACTGCGAGCTGCAGCCTTCAGGGAAGCGTTGGACAGACGCTGGTTGTGTGTATGGACCCAAAAGAACAGTCGCGTGGCGGATCCTGGACGCCCAATATTTCGGCCTGGCCCAACGACGGCGCCGTGTGTTCGTTGTCGCAAGTGCTCGAAGAGGGTTCGATCCCCTTGAGGTACTTTTTGAGCGCGAAGGCGTGCGCCGGGATACTGCGCCGCGCCGAGGCGAGGGGCAAGACGTTACCGGAACAGCTCCTTTCGGCCCTGCGCTCCAGTGCGGATGCGGACACATCTTCCCTGAAGAGCTTGGTCACTACGGCTGCATGAACTGCGAGGGTGATGAAGGCCCAGCGGTGACAATGTTCGGCGGCATCCCGGCGTTCGGTGGCCACAGCCTGGGAAGCTCGATCGAGCGATCGGCCACGCTCACGGCGAAAGACACTCGCATGGACATCGAAAGCGAGACGTTCTTCGTTCAACCAAATCGGGATGTCGCTGGCACGCTGCGCAGCACTGACGGCGGAGCGGACGTTGATCACGGGATGGTAAACCATCTGGTGGCCGGCACGCTTCAATCCAGCGGCAAAGCCGCAGGCAGCGCAACCCAACAAGATGCCGAAGCAGGCCTTCTGGTTGTGCACGGCACGCAGGACCCCGATGTCATACAAGACAAGGCTCACCCGCTCGGGCGCAATCACGGTCAAGAAAACGCCATCCTCGCCTTCAGCTGCAAGGATCATGGCGCCGACGCCGGATCGCTCTCGCTCACCCTGCGGGCAATGAACCATAGCGGAAGCCATGCCAACGCCGGCGGCCAGGTCGCTGTGTGCATTACTGGGGAGGTGACTCACACGCTTAAGGCTGAGGGATTTGATGGAAGTGAGGACGGCACTGGGCGCGGCCAGCCAATTGTCGCGGCATTCGCTGAGAACTCTCGCGCTGAACTTCGATATGAAAACGGCGATGGCAGGATTGCCGGCGCGCTCAGCACCGGCGGCGGCAAGGCCGGGCAAGGAATTCCGTCCGCCCAGATTGGCGCATCAGTTCGGCGCCTCACTCCGGTTGAGTGCGAGCGGCTGCAAGGCTTCCCCGACGACTACACCCTGATCCCCTGGCGCGGCAAGCCCGCCACAGAGTGCCCGGACGGTCCGCGCTACAAAGCGATCGGCAACAGCAAGGCCGTCCCCGTCGTGCGCTGGCTCGGCCAACGCCTGCTGAAACAAGTCTGACCAACCCCAAAGTAACCTCCAGAGGTTACATCTCGAAAAGTAACCTGAATGGGTTACAGGGATATCGCCATGCCTGAACCAGTTCGAATGGTCAAAGCCACCGTTTTCGTTGGCACTGATGGCAGTCATCGCATCAGCCTTCACCGATTGCCTCAAACCCACTTGTCACCAAGCGCCGCGCTGGCAATGGCGCGGGAAATTCATCAATACGCCATCGACGCCATGCGGGCTGATGGTGAGCGGGAGGAAGGGAAATGAGCAATCTAAAAATGGATCGGGACGAACTCGAATCGGTGCTGCACTGGCGCGGCAAGCATACGCAGGCAGTGAAGGAACGAGACGCTTTGCAGCAGCGCTTGAACGTGGCAGATCAGCGCGTCGATGATCTTGAATCGGACATCGCCGCAGCGCGAGAACTCCTGAAGCACGGTAGCTCGCCAACCCCTGCGCATTGCGAATCGGTTTTGGATTTCCTCGCCGGACAATCAGCGCCAGAGCCCGCACCAAACGAAGAGGACTGGCACATGAACCCATGCCAGCAGGGCCATCGCGATGTAGGCGCGTCCGGCGGTAAGGCCTACTGCTACACCTGCGACGAGACGATCACCGCGGCCACAACGCAGGAAGCCTTCGAGCAGTGGAACGCAACGCACCCGGCCACCCCGCAGTAACCCCGCCGCCCGTTCGGCCCCACCCTATCCCTATTGCCTGCTGCGTATGCGGCGAGGAGCGCTGTTGTGCCTGTGAAACCTAAGGTTCAGCGATACGAAATAAACACAGCCGGAACTGACTGGGTTGTCGGCGACATTCATGGTCATTTCAGCAAGCTACAGGCCGCTCTGAACGGCGTCGGATTTAACCCGGCTACCGATCGGCTTTTCAGCGTCGGTGACTTGGTTGACCGAGGGCCTGAGTCGATTGACTCGTTTCTCTGGATCAACAAACCGTGGTTCCACCCGGTTCAGGGGAATCATGAAGAAATGGCGATCAGCTACGCCAGAGTCTCCCGCGCGGATAGCGGGATGTACCTGAGCAATGGCGGCGCCTGGTTCCTTGCCTTGAACTGGGATGAGCAGCAGAACTATGCCGCCATGTTTGCCGATCTGCCTGTCGCCATCGAGGTTGAAACGGCGGATGGGGTCATCGGAATTGTTCATGCAGACTGCCCATATGAAAGCTGGACGGAATTCACTTGGGCGCTTGATAACGCCGGACCTGCTGAAGTGGACCATCTGCAAGCTGTCGCTCAGTGGTCGCGGAAGCGGATAACCGATGAGGATCAGTCGATCGTCACAGGGGTGAAGGCGGTAATCGTCGGCCACACGCCAATCAAGCAACCAGCAAGGCTGGGCAACGTTATCCACATCGACACTGCGGCATGGATGGGCGGCCACTTCACGCTGCTCAAGCTTTCTACGCTCGAATGCTTTCCGCCTGCCAATCCAAAGCTCAGCCACGACTGGGATTGATCTAACCCCTTCCCCATCTATCCACATGCCTGCCGGTGTACGGCGGGCGAGGAATCATCGTGTCCGAAATGATCGAAGTAAAGACGAGCGCACTGACAGGTTCAGCGCTCGATTGGGCTGTCGCTCGGGTGGATAAGGTCAAGACGATCATGATGCCCGTACGGCAATCGGATCAGAAGAAACCTTTTGCCTTGTTCGGATCTCTGGCATTGCCGCTTGCTAGTGAAGAAGGCTATGCGCCGTCCAGTTGCTGGCATTGCGGCGGTCCGTTGATCGATAAGCATCTGATCGAGTTCACGGTCGAACACCCCAATCTGATATTCGCGGCTTTGATGGATGAAAACGGGATGCCGGTTATTGCGACGGAGGTTTACGGAGCATTTGGTGAAACCTATCTGATAGCGGCCAGCAGAGCCTTGGTGCTAACCAAAATTGGCGACGCCGTGAAAGTTCCAGCCGAGCTTGTTCAACCACTCAACCCCGCATAGACCCCGGACGGAGGTAGCCACCATGGCTGCAGCACAGAATATTGATCGACTCCTGCGCCTCGACGAGGTGCTTCACACCACCGGCCTGGGTCGGAATACTGTTTATCGCAGAATCAGGGAGGGCACATTCCCGAAACAAGTTAGAATAGGCCCCAACTCGGTCGCCTGGCGCCAGTCCGACATCTCTCAATGGATGACTGATCTGACCCCCAGCAACGACCAATCAGTACATTGATTAGTACACTGAACACGGGGCTTTTTCTGGAGGCCCCTGTTTACCAGCCATACAGGTCTTAAATTGGAAATTTTCAAGGTTTCCACCCTTATTTCCCCTCCCAAACCGGCACATGTCAGAAACACAGACTCAGCCCGCAAAGGCGCTGAATTGACGTACCGCCGAGTACCATCCCAAACCTTCCCAAGACACGACAGTTAGTACATCATCCAGTACATTGACCGACAACCCAACAGGGAATGTACTGGTGGCCCTCACTGATACCGCGCTTCGACAGGCAAAACCCAAGGACAAACCCTATACGCTCGCCGACTCGCTTGGATTGACGATGTACATCGCGCCAGGTGGCGTGAAGAGCTGGCACTTCCGTTTCACCTGGCTGGGCAAACAAGTCCGCATATCGTTGGGCACATACCCAGAGATTGGTTTGAAAGAGGCACGAGCGCGGCGTGATGAAGCCCGCGAAGAGGTAGCGCAGGGAGTTGACCCGCGCGAATCGAGAAAGGAGAAAAGGGTTCAGGCCCTTGAGGAGAGCGGCTACACGTTCCGCCGCGTGTATGAGGAGTGGTTCGCCTTCCGCAAAGGAAAGCTGACGCCGGGCACCTTGCGGGTGATCAGCAACGCAATGGAACTGGACTGGCTGCCGGTCTTCGGTAGCCGGCAGATCAGCTCGATAACCCGCTCGGACATCGTGAGTATCGTCCGCCGGATAGAGAAGCGAGGATCCGTCGCGACCGCAGTGAAGACGCGGCAGCTGATGGGTCAGGTTTTCAGGTACGCGATCGCTACCGGAGTTATCACAGTCAACCCAACGGCAGAAATGCACGCAGTCACGGAGAAGATCGGGCAGCATCAGCCCCACCCGTTTCTGCCCATCAGCGAGTTGCCGAAGACGCTGGCGACGATCAACGCCGCGAATGTTGGCCAGCAGATCAAGTCGGCCTTCATGCTCATGCTTTATTCAGCAGCACGCCCAGGGGAGGTCCGGCACGCCGAATGGTCGGAAATCGATCTGGACTCAGCCACCTGGACCATACCGGCAAGCAAAATGAAGATGCGCCGTAACCATGCCGTGCCCCTCCCGACGCAGGCGGTTGAGCTACTGAAGACCATGCTTCCCCTAACCGGGCATCTGCAGTACGTGTTTGTGAACAGGACGGACAACAAGCGGCCGATCGGCACCAATTATGCGAACGGGGTAATCGAGCAGTGCGGATTGACCGGCATACAATCGCCGCACGGATTCAGGCATCTGTTCTCAACAGAGATGAACCACAAGGGTTACAACCGGGATTGGATTGAGCGACAACTGGCGCACGCGGACACCAGCATCATCCGCGATGTCTACAACCATGCCACGTACCTTGAGCAGCGCCGGGACATGATGCAGGAATGGGCGGACATCATCACGAAGGCCGCCAAGGGGAAGGCTTGAGCTTGGGTAATGCAGACCACCTTCACCTTCATGCTCAATTCCTGTCGTGGTCCCGGATACTGTAGGTGACCACGCCCCACACCTCGAACTCATCGTTCTCAAGGATGTAACGCGCCGGGTATTTGGAATTCGCCGACGTGAGCACCGGCATTCCGTCAACGAACGACAGGTATTTAACCAGCGGATCACGGTTGACCAGGGCAATCACGACTCTGCCGGCCGCAGGCTCCATTCCTTTATCCACAATCAGGATGTCGCCGGAAAAGATTCCGGCACCCTGCATGCTGTCCCCTTCCACCTTTATTAGGTAGGTGCCAGGCGCGCGGATGTTGAGTAGCTGGTCGAGAGAGATTTTCTGTTGATCGAAAAGCATGGCAAAGCTCATAACTGTATATGCGTACAGTTAACGAGAATTCCCACTTGCCGGTCAAGACGCTTCGATCAATGGCATACGTCCCTGATGTACGCCTGCGCCGCCCTTAGGGCTGCTTGATCTGAGATGATTCCGGCGCGGATGTCGTAAACAGCTGATCCAACAGAAGCAGCGAGTTCGACGGTTCCTGCATCACCCACGCTGGCGGCGCTGGCGGTACCGGGCACGTTCCCACCACCGGCACTACAACTTCCCGCGATGCGCAGCCGGCGAGTGCCGTCAGCAACAGCACGGCGCAGAGATTCGTTTTCGGCATTGGCCTTTTCCTTCTGTTCTGTGGCGGTTTTGTCCAGGGCGGCGAGTTTCTCCTCGGCATCCTGCTGCTTGGCGAGCGCCTTGCGTGCCTGATCTGCTCCGGCGTTGGCGATCAGCGCGATATCGGCCTGGTGGCTGGCTTCGTTCGTGGCGATGACCTTGCCGTAGGCGTTGGCCTGCCAGAACCAGGCTGCGGCAAACGAACCAGCAGACAAGCCGATGATCAGCGCGACCACGCCCCACGCCCAGACCGGTACCAGCTTCAGGGCGGCAATCATGCTTTGCTCAGGAACAATGCTTGTTCGGCGGCGCGGCGCTTGCTCAGCCCGGGCATTTCCTTTCCAGCGGCCTTGTTCCAGCGCGGGAACTGATCAGCGGCGCGGGCATAATCGCCAGCGTTGAGCAGCTTCAACAGCGTCGATGATGCGAGATTGGCCGATCCGAGGTTGTAGACGAAGCACATCAGCGCGTCCCACTGGTTCTGGCTCAGCGGTACATTTACCAGCACGGCAAGTTCAGGCTCGAATCGCCCAACGTCGGTCTTCAGATATTCCTCGGCTTGGGTGGCCGTAATCTTCATGCCGGGCTTTACGCCGCGCGTTGTGCCGTATCCGATCGTCCATGGTTCGCCGCCGGTGGCTGGATCCGGATACGCTGTCAAGCGCAGCCCTTCGGACGACTTGATCAGGTCGATGCCTCTCTGTGATGTATGCATTCACTTTTCTCCAGGCGTAAAAAAGCCCGCACTGGGCGGGCTCAATGATAATTGTCTGCCCGACATCGCCGCGGGGCATGGCAGTGTTGCGAGGCTACATGGCAGTATTAGGCTTCAGCTTAGGGAGATGAAAATGTCGAACAGCAGCCTCGTACCCGATGAGGTTTGGGAGTTTTTCCGATCAGAATCAGCGTCGGATCTTCGAGAAGATGTAGCCGTTTGGTCGAAGCAATACCGATCGTCGCTGAGCTCACGCTGGGATCCAGACTCTGCCGAATCCAGCTTTGAAGGTCTTGTTTTGAGCTATTCCGAATTCAGGAATCTCTTCGACTACAGAATAAGAACATCCGGGTGCTTCCCTCCTAACACCCGATTTCTTAAAGAAAGACCTAGAGCCAACGACCTTCATTTCAACCTGAAGACTCTTGGGGGTGGCGCGTTCGTTCAGCACGGAAGCTCCACATGGATATTTGCACGATCGATCGGTAAAAATCTTTTCATAAACCAAAATGTCACGGTTGGCCAAGGTCGTGGTGGCGCCCCAACTATTGGAGATAACGTATCAATACGCACTGGCGCCGTTGTAGTGGGGGGCATAAAGATTGGGTCAAACGTGATGATCGGCGCCAATGCGGTGGTGAATTTTGATGTCCCTGATGGCGCGAGAGTTTATGCACCGCGCTCCGTAATGGTGTTGCCAGAGGGCTGATAGCTTAGGCAGGGAGAGGGGCGGAATTCACCACCCCTCTACGTCCGAATCAGCTGCCAGAATACTCCCACACCTTGACCGATTTAACCTGCATCTGCTGCGGAAGTTTTGCGGTGTCAACCGGTCCAGACCAACCCGTGCCAGCGCCGATGTTTATCTTCAACTGCATCGGCTGGTTGAGCGGTGAGATTTTTCCGTCATCCGCTAAATTGCTAGGCACCTCTAGCACCTGTTTTCCGTCATATAGAATTTTGATGCTGACTGGAGTCCATTCGGCGGTATACGTATGGAATCCATCATCAAGCTGCCCAGCTCCACTCTTTCTGGTCAGCTTGGTAGGTGACTCACCGGCGTGTACTGTAGCGAAGCGGAACCCAGGCTTCTTCGTCCCAGGAACCTCCATGATGTCTATTTCTCCGTACTGACCTTTGTTTTCCCCTTGCAGCCATATCGCCGGTTGGAGGCCTGGACTTTCAGGAGTCTTTGCCACCACCTCAACTTTTCCATATTTGAAGTAGTTCTTGGTTGCTACGCTAGCCGAGCTGATGTCCCTGCTTGGTATATCTTTGATTGAGCCTGCTGAAGCGTTCTTGTATTTAGGATTATTGATTTGCTCTTTTCTAGCCTCTAGCGTAAGTGACTTGCCGTCATAGCTTATGTTTTGGTCGCCGTCAGTGTAGAAAACTGTGGTGTTGTTATTTACACCTACAGTTCTTGTCCATTGTGATGGGTCCAGTTGCTGACCCTTGGTAAAGTCAACATCAATGGCGGGACTGGAGCTAAAGTCACCAGCGACCGCAGCAGAAGAAATAAGAGAAATAGCTAACAGACACTTTTGCATTCTGAGACTCCCTATTTAAAGAAAGCCAGCCTAGTCGCTTCTTTCTGTTAGCTCAAGGTTGATGACGAGCATATGTTGTAGATAGTCAAAAATTCAATCCTGCTTACCGGTTTGCGGAACGTTTCCACATTCGTGGTGTCTGTGATAGGATCGACAGTTTATCAGCGCTGATTCTGTTAGGCTCGCTGATATGTTTTCTGAGCGCAAGGAGTAGGCATTGGATATATCGGTAGAGTTTGCGAAATTAAAGACCGGACAGCTTGAGATTTCGTACAAGGAAGATGACTTCCTAAAAGTTCACACGTACGAAACCCCGCTTGATTTTTTCATATCCTCGGACAGCCTGGTCGCGTTGATTGTAGCCTGCAGACCCAAGGCCATAACAAGCGCAGCCTTTTCATTTCCGGTCTCTAAAAATGCGATATTTTTACTCAATCGTGACTTTAAGATAACGGTTGAATCAGAATCTATTGAAGAGAATATCGTTTTTGGTGCTGCGCCGTCGATGGGAGCTTTGCCAAGCAGATCAAATAGGTATCTCAGCTTCAGCGGAGGTGTCGACTCTCTCGCGGCACGATACTTGATAGGCCAAGACGCCGGACTTATAAGTATTGATTACGGTGAAAACTTTAGGCGCGAAAGTGAGTTTTTCACCAAGTGGCAACCAATTGTTGTGAAGACCGATTTCAGGAGCAAGCCATTTAACGAGAGCATCGATTGGCGCTTTATGTCATCGGGCGCATTGCTCTTGAGCGACTACCTTGGAATCGAGACGGTAATGTTCGGAACAATTTTGGAGGCTGCTCCATTCTGGTTCAACACTATCTATCGATCCGTTTTCGAAGAAACCAAGCACTACCAGTCCTTCGCCCTGGCTAGAGTAAACTCTGGCCAGGCAGTTACTGCTCTAAGTGAATACGGCACGACAAAGGTTGCCTATTGCTATGGTGATGAAATCCTCACAGCAAGCATAAAAAGCGCAGCGAATGATAATACCTCTAAAAAGCTAAGAAAGCTTTTACTCGGAAAGATTGTCACCGGAGAGACAATAACCGAGGATTGGATCAAGGAAAACAGCACCGAGATAATTCCAAAATCC